TGGGATGGTGCTCCTTCAAGGGATGTCAGCTGGTTGTCGTTGCAGTAGAAGCGACCACCTACGTGGGATGGTGCACCTTCAAGGGAGGTCAGCTGGTTGTTGCGGCAGACAAAGTTACCACCTACGTGGGATGGTGCCCCTTTAAGGGAGGTCAGCTGGTTGTTTTGACAATAGAAGCCACCACCTACATGGGATGGTGCTCCTTCAAGGGAGGTCAGCTTGTTGTCGTAGCAGGCAAAGTTACCGCCTGTGTACTTGATGTTTAGATCAGCAACTGACTTCTGTTTTATCTCAAGTAGCTTCATCTTGTATTCTTTACCTGCAGCGTTAAACGGAAACGCGTAGAATAAATTTCTCTATTCTACGCGTATGCTAACTATAAAGTACTAGATTAAGCCTCGTCAGCCTCAACCATCTTGCACAGTCGGTCGCAGATATACTTGCGCTCCTTTGGAGTCATACCCTTAAGAGCTGCAAGAACGTCCTTCTTTGATTCTGTTAGCATCTGCAGTCTTGGGAATTCAGATGTTGACTCCTTGACTTTACTTGGAGATTTTAAAAGATCGTCCAATGCATGCACTATGTGAAACACTGCGTGAAAATGGTCTTCATTATCATCAGCTATATCTGCAGTAGCATCACGAATCTTTTTCGCATTTGCACTTAGTTGCTCAGGCGTAATTGTTTCCAGGTCAAGACCTGTCTTCTTTTTAACGAGTTTTACAACTGTGTCAATATTTTCCCGTGAAGCATCCTTATTTGGTTTAAATCTGCTCATTTGTGTTGACTCCTTCAATGAATTAAATTAAATTAAGCAGATTTAGTTCTGCTTGCCAAAAGAATCTGGTAGACCCATCTTCCGTAAGTTTTTGTAAGGCCTAAATGCTGCGTTAGTTCCTCTTACTTGTCTATGATGCCGCAGCTCATCGCTAAGAACATAATACTGGCTTAACTTGATTTTTGGCCACTACTGACTTCTCTTTTCAACTCTTTTTGATGGCTTCTAGCAGCGCCATGATCTCCTTCTTGAAATACTGCTGCGCCTTCTTGTCGTGAACGACGGCTTCTGCCAGCGACATAATTTTCTTGTTTCCAAGAGCCTCCATCACCGCGTCAGGATAAGCATTTGGCGCAGACGGGGTGGAAACGATGTCGACAGTCGTAAACGCGAAATCGTCAACATGTCCGCTCTCATTTACGTTTCCAGTTCCACGGCTAGAAACACCGATTCTTGCTCCACCCTCAACAAGCGCCTTGGCGATGTTGCCGCAAGGTGTATTCAGAAGCTTCATCTTTCCAACCGCGTTGTTACCGTCCATAGTAACTTCAGTGATGATGTGCGAAACGCGGTCGAGATTAATCGTCAGGGTATCGGGGTGGTTGAGCTCACCCATTATGCTGTAACCCTCTTTGATTCTATTTTGGGCCTCTTCAACCGCGCGGCTAATTTCAGCGAGTGGGTACACTCTGCCATTGCCGTTCTTGAGCTCTGCCTGCATCATAATTCCCTTTAGGTAAAGGTTTTGGCCTTGGCGCATCTCGCAAAGGGCAGCGGCAGATGGGGTAAGTGTTTCTTGAAGCAGTTGCATTTTTAACTCCCAAGTGAGTAAACTTTCATTTATTTATGGTTAAAGCTGTTGATGTTGAGAGTTTAACGGCAATGTAAACGTATCGCATCTACTAGAAATTCACTGCGGCGCACCACTCTGTCCACTCGCAAACCTTACTATCCTTGAAAGAAACGCGTTAACTGTGCTTTCAGGAACCCCAGTTTTCTCAAAAATTTGCTTTCGTGGGATTGAGAGCTTTGCAAGTTCAAGCACTTCACGCTGTTTTTCAATTGAATGGCGCTGCATTAACAGTTGAGGCGGTATCTCTGAGACTGCTTGCAGGATAATCGCATCCTGCAAGGCTTTCCTCCTTGACGGATTTGAGTCAGAACTCATCCTCTTCGCTGTGTCTGGTCTGGTCTTACCTCTTAAAGCTCTTGAAACTTTTTCACCTGAAACCTGAAGATACGGATGGGTGTGCTTGGTCCTCCCACTGAGCTTTTGGGCCATACGCGCCACATGATAATGAGAGCTCTTTGTTCTTCCAGAAAGCTTCTTGGAAATTAATAGAAGAGATTCATCTGTCCGCTTTGTTTTACCGCGACGACATTTGGCAGTCTTTTCAACAGCTTCTTGCAGCTTCATCTTATCTCGTTGCCATCTTTTGCAGAGTGGAACAGTTTCTAGGTACCCACCTCTACCACCAAGCACAAGATTTAGACATAGCGGGTCTTTCAAGAGATCATAGGAAACAAGCTGTCTTTCCATTCTGTACGCATCGTGCTTGTCTTCAACAACCGCAAGAACTTGTTTTTTAGCCATTTGCGTTTTGAGAAGTCGCCGAACTGCTTTACCAGATCCCATGTAGCTATCTTCCATGGGGGTTGTGCCCGCTGGAAGCTTGCGTACGCCGATGTAGTACTGACCGTCTTCAAAGACGATCTTGTAGACGTAGTGCATACTACACAGCTGGAGGTGTTCCGGTAGGCGCTGGAGGTGTTTCTGTAGGCGCTGGAGGTGTTTCTCCACCCATCGACGGTGGTTCTGCACCTCCACCAGTTCCGCCAAAGAACCCGCCAATATCCTCTTCACCGCCTAATCCACCAGCAAGAGCATCTTCACCTGGAATTCCACCACCTGGCGGTTCGACAGAGAGCTGCTCTCTATTCTCATATACTGCCGGATCGTATATCTGCTGCAGAGATGGGATATTTGTGTTCTCGAGAATACCGCGCTCTTCCTTCACCATCACCTCGTTCATCTGGATCTCATCATCGGTTAGACCCAGGTAGCGTTTCAGAATGAAGCGCTTAGACAGAGTTCTTTCTCCAGAGATGTTGTTGAACGAGCTGATAAGATCGGCATCTAGGGCAGCTTGTCTGTAAAGAGCGAAGTTAGCTGGATCAGGAAGACGAAGTCTAAATATCTCATCATCTATCTTCAGCCCACAGACCTTAAGATAGATCTTGAACTGCTCGTCGAACAGACCTTCCATGCGGTCTTGCAGTCGTCGAATAAAGTTGGCAAATCTGAGTTCTTCGATGTAAGCGATACCTACTTTACCATCATTGTACTGTGCACCTTGACCATCCTGGCCAACCATGTAAGAGGATGGGACTCTAAGTCCTCTGAAAAGTTTGTCACGGAAGTACTTTAATAGATTTGTACCAAAGTCCTCGGTTCCACCTGGTAGAGTTTCAACACGCGATCCACGACCTGTGGCCGTGACCGGGAAAAACATATCTTCTTGTATAGAATTTTTAACAAAAACACCACTTTCTAGTGCAAAAGTGTGCCAGTTGTGCACTTTTTCACCAATAGAGATGCACCCTGTATCTTGCTTCTGCAACATAGTCTCAATACTAACAATTTTATGATTTAGTTGTTGAGCATAGCTGCGCATGTGAGTAAACCCAGAAAAACCATTTTCCCTAATTAGACGGTTTAAAAATTTATGTGAAATCGAAGTTCTTCGACCAGATTTTGAAGGAACATTAACCTGTGCGTAAAGTGACATTAAGATTTCATCTTGACTAAAAACGGTTAGCGCGTCTTTTCTCAAAAGTGAATGATTTTCCTTAAGAATATCGATAACTCGCGCAACCATCTGCGGGGAGATGGTTAGTTGCTGTGCGATATTTTGAGCACGATTTTTCATAGAAAAATCTACAGGTGCTATACCTCTCGCACGCATAGTTAAGCTACGGGACTTTACACGTCTTTCTTGGTCGTCCAAAGACTTTTGTACATTATTTTTCCACGCGCGTGTTGCTCCTTCATTTAATGAGGATATTTGCCGCTGCTGTTGCTGTTCTGACCAGTTAGAAAATCTTTGTGCGTTATAATCTGCGTGATACTGGATATGATCGTTCACCCCCATCATAACTAGGTTGTCAGGTGAATTATTGAGCTTGTTAAAATCTACATGGTGGACTACCACCTTTTTCTCATTAGACTTATATGTAAATTCTTGTAGATGAATGCTTGACGCAACAACTTTATGAGTTTTTACCCATTGCTTCTTTGATACATCAAAAATTTCTTCATAGCCCTGGTGAAATGGTTCTTCACTTGTAACAGAACATGATTTCCACCTTCTGTTTAATGGAACAAGGCTCATAGTTGAATCAAGTTCATCAGCCCTAACAAAACCAATACCCTGCACTGGAAATTTATGATCAGGAGTGCAGGTGATAACAGAACCATTATCAAGAGTAATTTTTACTATCTCTGCGTTCTTTCTAGTTACACCTGCCCAAGATATTTCACCAGGCTTGATTGCTCCTGTTACCGGGTCACACGAATATACCCAATTCTGCTTTCCAAGCTTGTACTCTTCGATAAGCTCCTGTAAGGACAGGGTGCGACCATCAAGAAGGGGAATCCTGGTGTCAAGAGCCAAGCACTGGGGATCATACTGGCCATCAACGACGTCCTTCTGACCATTGTTGGTCATACCAGGAACTCTCTTCTGGCGAATTTCATTCTTTACCTGCTCAAGGTACTGCTTTACCCGCTGGGCTGGCATGTTGCCAACGTCAACGTAGAATACTCTGCGCTCGGGAGCTCTAACGATTCTGTAGATGATGACCGCATCTTCAATCATTGAAAGCTGTCGGTAAACTCTAAAAACTGGCCTAAGAACAGATTGACCAAATGGGGTACTATCTCCCATTTCATCTGACATAGTGAAGTGCAGCATTGCGGCTGCAGGTATGATTTCAATTTCCTCGTTCTTTGTTCCGTAGGCGGTGCTGCTGTGTGGCTTGCCGGGCTTCTTCAAATGATAGTTTATCTTGTTGCCAAGCTGGTCTATTTCAATACCATACACTAAGGATGGATCAATCCAGACCCACTTCTTGGTATCGGAATTTTTTCTGAAAAAGCAGTCACCATACTTTATGAGAGCACGAGACACGCCAAAAAGACGCACGTTCAAATCTTGGAGTTGAGACCACTGCCTGACTGCCTGCCTAAGCGTTATCGCGGTAGTGTCACTCACGTCCTGGTTATCTTCTTTATCGTACTCAATAATGAATGGAAGCTTTGTCTTTTCGTCCTTGTTTGACATCTCCTCAGCAATAGTGTCGAGAGCTCTTGAGATGTCAACATCTGCATCCATCGCGTCGTACTGCTTGTACTGGTTCATCCTGCTACCTGGTCCACGCATTATCTGCGAGTACCAAGTTACAGTCGTCATTGATGAAAGATCAGTAGTTCTTGGGTCGTACGCGTCAGTGGATATAGTGGTGTACAGCTGCTTTCTTGAAGCAGGTGTGATAATCTTCCAGTAGTTACTGAACTGTGCCATTTGGCTTCCTTATGCTGCAGCGTGTCCGTTTATCAGCCAGCTGTGAAGAGTAGTGTTATCGCTGAAGGCCTGTTTTGGAAGTTTAGCTATTTGGTCAGCTAGTGTTTCTTCAGAACTACCCTGCTTCATGTTAAGAGCTAGCATTTGCTTCAATATATCTAGTTGCTGCTGTGTGTTTGAAATAAGCTGTTCCATGCCGGCGATAGCGAGCATAGTTCCGTCAGGTTGTGTGCCTTTAGTTTTCTCTTCGGTTGACTGTGTTTTATTTACTTCTGGCGGTGTCACTTGGGACTGCTGCGTAGGTTGAGGAGTAGCGATAACAGCTGTTTGTGATTTCATTGCCTCAGCTTGCAGAGTCTGAGCAGTCGATTTAGCAGATGCAAGTACGTTCTCTGCTCCCCAAACTGTACTGTTCTTCGTAGCAGCGGCAAGTTGCTTTGACTTGTCGGCTGTTTCTTTCTGCGCCTTGATCTGCTGTTCACCCATAGAGCGGAGAGTGGCGCCTTCGGTATTCCAAAGAGTTTTGAGTGTTTCTGCTTGAGCTACTACTGCTGCATCCTGTTCATCTGAGAATTGTCTAAGTGACTTTGCCCAAGGTGCGTCCTTGTTAAAGAAACCAATGATATCTGAGAAAACGCGAGCAAAGGAAGACAATATTGTTTTTGCGCCCATGGTAAGTATAATGGTCATGGTGTCAAAAAGCTTAGTGAGGTTCAAATTAAGGAACTTGAAGTTTATCCCAAGCCCCTCCATCACCCAGTTGAAGCTTCCATCTACCAATCGTGTAATTCCTGTAAAGAAGCTATTCAGCCCCCCAACCAAGACACCAAGCAGGCGACCTCCAATATCGTCGCCAAAATCTAAGGAAGTCGCCATTTCACCGGTAAAGGCTTCTTCAATAGCTCCAAATATGATACTAAATGGGCCGGCGCTCTTGAAGATTCCAAAGATCTTTCCCATTGATGATTTGAGACCATCACCGAGGCGGCCCACTATGCCCTTCTTGGTTTGTTCTGGAATAAGATCACCTTCAGCGGTAAAGTTCAATGAGTTTAGCGCTGACATGCCAAACATGTTGCCAAAGATTGGTGTCAAGAGCCTAGTCAACAAGGTATCGCCGCGAGCAGCCTTTGCTGCCTTCGCCGCATTCTCGGCTGCCTTGGCTTCGTTTTGAGCAGCAATTCTAGCACCAATCCCCTTCTCTCTAATTTCGCCTGGCGCCCTTCTGCCAGTGATATCAATTCCAGCAGCTGAGCTAAAGGTTTCGGCAAGGAAGCTTCCAAAGGATGCGAGCGCTCCTCCTTTACCTACTTTCCCTGCTATATTACCTGGCTTTTTTCCAAACAGCTTGAAGATACCGCCAGTGCTACCAGTGTTCTTGGCAATGATTGTTAGTAGACTGCTCTGTATCACGGTCTGTGCTAAGATGGAACCGAAGATCACCATTGCATCAGCAAGTGGGTTCTTCATGAAGCCTGATAGCGTCGTCAGGCCCCGACCTATGTCCTGCATGAAGCCTGAGGTCTGCTTACCTATTTCAGCGTTCTGTGCCAATCCTGCTTCTGCTTGTAGTTTCACTGTACCTGCAGCCGTCTGCAGCTCACTTTGAACTGCTGGTGCAAGAGCTCCAAGTTCATCTGCGATGTTCTCAAGCGCAGGATTTGGCGAGCTCTTAAGAGTTTGTAGAAACTGTTGATAGTCGCCGGCAAGCTCTGCTATTCGCTTTTTATCCTCTTCTGTACGAAGAGCGGGGTTCTTCATCATCAGCTTTGCGTACTCTTCAACACGCGACGTATCGATCCCAAGAATGGCACCGCCCATTCTAATTGTTCCTGCAGCTTTAAAGCGGTCCTTAACAGTGGCTCTCCGTTGCGCGAGCAGCGCTTCCTGAAGCTGCTTAGATGCTTGCGCTGTTGCCCCAAGCTGATATCCAATGGTTGCACCTTGCGTGATCTGCTGTAAACGTGCTGCTCTTTCGGCTGGGGCCAAACCTAAGAGCTCCTCTTGTACCATTTGGTTGTTAGCTATATCTGCCTGCAGTTCCCTGAAGGCATCGGCTGTCATCAGTGTAGTTTTTCGCAGCTGCTCAAACAACTGAATCTGGGAATTGACAGCAGCTTCCTGAGTCTCACGGCTAATGCCCACTGTAACCGCGGTTGTTCTTAGCGATGCCGCTAGCTGTTCAGCTGCAGGTCCAAACACACCGAGCCTGTTGAGCTGTCTAGTTGTGCGATCAACGCTGTCACCAAATTCCTCAAAGCTGCCGGCTCTAACTACCGCAGCTGAATTTTCCTGCAGCATTGAGGTGTATTCCTGCAGGCTCATGCCAGCCTTCATGGCATTGCCGTAAAGCCCAAATAAGCTGTCGCTTGCAGAAATTCCGCGCGACTGTAGATAGAACATGTCGCGGGTTAAGTTTATGAGGGTGTCTGAAAGAGCCCATGCCAGATTAGTTAGCTGTGATTTAAACCACTCTGCGCTGTCACCGGCACCCTTTAAATCAATGCCGAAGCGGTTAAGCATTCCACCAAAAAACGAACCTAAGTTAGAAATTTGATTTGTGGCTTTACGGGTAGCATCTGCATGGTTGCCCGTGGCCTCAGCTGATCCTATGGTGGCCTCAGTATTAGTGGTTGTGGCCGCGGTAGATGACCCCAGCTCTTTCCTTGAACCTCTAACTGAAGCAATAAGTCCTTGAAATGCTTTTCGCAGCAGTCTTGACGTCGTTGTTAGCTGTCCAAATGAAACGTGCAGGGCATCAGATTTATCCTTTACCCCGCTGATAGAAGATGAAAGCGCATCAGTTTCGGGAAGCTCACTCGGTTTAAGAGCCTGCATGCTACTTACAACCTGCGCAGTTACGTCCTTTAAACCAGAAAAGGCAGCCGTGCTGGAACGAATACCTCTCCGCATGAAGCTCAGTTCTTTGTGAGCTTTTTCTGTGTTCTTTGAAAGTTTTTCAGTTTCGTTAACAAGCTGTTGTATTCTAGTTGTGGCTCTTATAATCTGATTGTTCAGATCTGTAAAATCAGCTTCTGACTCTTTTTTGCCACCTTTTCTTCTAGACAGATTGCGCCGTGCCTGTTCTTCCTGCTGCAAGGTGGACATAGAGGCGTCAATTACCCTCTCTATCTTGTGTAAGACCTCAATTAGCTTTTTGTTGTCATCCATCCTAGTGTCCAAAAACTTGCAGGTGAAAGCAAGTAAATAAGGCTATACGTATATTTACATGGAGATGAAGATGTCAGAAAACACATCCAACCCGTTGGTGCAAAAGCTGAAGCTACCAGGTCGCGTTTTTCAGCTACCTTCAAGGGGAGCTTTATACAAGAATGGAGAAGTCTCCTCAAGCGAAGGAGAGGTGCATGTGCACCCCATGTCGGCACTCACGGAGATAAACCTAAAGAACCCAGATCTGCTGTTTAATGGCAAGGCGCTGGAAGAGGTTTGCGCAGAGTGCATCCCAGACATCAAGAAACCAACTCAGCTTTTTGGTAGAGATGTTGACGCTCTGATGTTCTATCTGCGGCTTGTCACGTATGGCCCAAAGTTTGAAATCAACGTCAAGCACACCTGCGAAAATGCGAAAAATCACTCGTACGTGGTTGACCTAGAGCAGATGGTTACGCAGATGAAGGTGCTAGACCCTACTGAAAAGTTTGAGGTTACCATTCAAACTGGGCAGAAGGTAGTGCTGCACCCCGTAAAGTACGAGCACATGATCAAGCTTTATCAGATGAATGCTGGTAAAACTGAAATGACTCCAGATGATGTAAAGAAGAACATCATCTTCAACCTGGTAAATCTAGTCGATAACGTAGATGGAATAACTGATAGAGCTTTGATTGAGGAGTGGGCGACAAAGCTAACATCGCCAATGCAGAATAGGATAACAGAAGTCATTGAAAAGATGAATGGCTGGGGTCCAAATGGAACTACTAACCTCAAGTGCAAGGACTGCGGAACAGAAATGGAAGTAGAGCTTCCATTGAACCCGATAAGTTTTTTCACCGAATGATCATCTCAGGCGAGGCGAGCAGAATCGCCGAGATGATCAATACAATGGGTGTAGATGTTAGAAACCTGCTCAAATCAGCTGTAGAGATAGCGTATTTTTCTCGTGGCTCGATTCAATATCAAGACGTGCTGCGGATGACACCGCTGGAAAGAGACATTGCGGTTGAGTTCATCAACAAGCGACTGGAGGCAGCTGGCAAGATGCCGTTTCCGGTGTTCTAAACACCCAGCGCTGGTGGCCACAGTCACTAACTTTTGACCACCCTGCAGCCAACATATTCTCCTCCTCTGAGAGAGACGGGTCGTACTGCTCGCCTAGCACCTTTGACAGTAGGTGCTTCTGCGTCTGGTAGCGAGTGAGGCGACGGCGGCCTTTGTGCCACGTATATCCAGGCTTGGTTGTCCGCTGCAGCGTGAAGCCTGTTGCTCGATAAACGCCTCCACTGCCAGTTCGGACATCACAGAATGAGACTACAGTTTGCGCGCCAGTGATGGCTAGCGCGTTCTTCAGGCACCGGCTGAAGCCTCCTCTAACAGAGGTATTAAGGGCCGTTGCCCACCGGATGATTTCCAGGTCCTCTTTGCCCCAGCGTGGTCGTCCGACTGATAGGACTGCCTCCAACCCAGTGCTCGACCGAAGCCCGATGTGATGTTTGGCTGGGTGGAATCCGGCGAGGTGAGTGCTATCCAAAAAGGCTCGAGCCTCGGCTGCAGTGATGACCTCCAACGTTAGGGAGCGCGCGTTGAGTCGCCGGGTAGTTCTACCGACTGCATGTAGTATCAGGCTTCGCACCTTCTCTGGATGCTCGTTGCACTCCCAGTCCATGATGTGATAGAGCCTTATGCCTGCATTCTGAGCAAGACGTGTCTTCTCAACCATAGGGGTACTTTTGCCGTCACAGTGCCAATACCAGCCGTTAACCTCAAAAGCTACCTTGTGCTCTGGTAACAGTACATCTAGCTCCAGCGGCGCAATGATTTTCCGGTCGTTGCGCTTAAAGCTGATGCCACAGCACCTGAGCACCTGCTCCACCAACCGCTGCTCCTTAGATGTGCCACAGCCGGGACATCTTGGGATTCCGTCGGTGTGCGATGCCGTCCATATGGTACCGCAGGGCAGGTGTCTAAAGGTAAGCGGTTTCTTTGATTCCCAGTCTGACAGTACCTCAACCTCATAGGCTTCAAGCCATGCCTGCTGTCTTCGTGGAAAGACGGTGTCACGGTATCGTGTGATCTCCGCCAGCCGTCTCTTTTGGACGCTAGCGGCCACCTTATTAGGTGCGGTCGCCGGGGTAATGGCCCCGTAGCGTTGAAGATTAGTGGCCTTTCGCTTATCCTGTACTGAAGCTACCTTGGTGGGGTGACCACCATATCTCTCTTGGTTGGTGTTCTGAATCTTCTGCTTCACAACACATGAAGCGATAGCTGAGGCTGTGCCGTAACGCCTTAGATTGGTGCGCTGAGTTTTCTTAAGCTTCAGTTGATTTCGACAAGAGGGTGACCCACAGGTGGTCAACCTGCCAGTGTTAGTTTGCTTAGGAGGACAGGCAGCACCGCAGACGGGGCAGGACAACAGGTGAGGATGCATTGCGTCCCACAGCGCCTGTCTTGTGCCAATCTGCAATCCATGACTGGCCAGAACCTGGCGCCAGTTGCGACCGACCCCATCACTGAAGATGGCACTAAGTTGTTCAGATAAGGTCATAACAATCCTATCAAATTATTAACTAATTATATCGACGTAGGGTACCATTTGGTACCCTCGCCTATTTTGCAACTAATGCTAATGGGTGCGCGCCGCTTGCTATCCTAGCGTTGTTCTTATCATTCCCTTGTAGATCCACTTTAGGATTTGGTCTTTGCTTAATTCAAGCAGCTTATTCTGACTTATCTGTCTGTACTCTGGGGCATTCATGTCTGTGTCGTTCTCCGGCATAACGCGCTGAAATAGAAGACCCTCTTCAACTTTAGTTTCTTCTTTATAATTTTCCTTGGTTATAAACAGGGAGTAGTATCTGCCATGTTTATTCCAAATCCACTCTTCATCAAATTTTACCTGGGTCCTGCAACGTTTTTTTGCTTGCAGTTCCTTTTGCATGAAGATGGTAAATGACAGATAGTTCATGAAGTAATCCTTACTCCTATGCGCTGCATGAGGCCACTTATATCATTAAGATACTGAATTGGAACTCCATCAATACCATCATGCACCATGATACCGTGACGGTCAACAGCTTCCCAAATAAGATACCGAGCTTCTCTTTCCCATTCAAAGTAGCTACCAAAAACGCGTTTTTGGTTCTTAACTGTTGGATTTAGCTTCAGCGCCAGCGCGCACACGTCCTTTTTGGCGCGCGCGTATTGTCTAGAGATAGACTGTAACCGTCTGCCAATCACGTCAAGGCGCGACGGTGTAACTTCATCTGCTGCTTTCACGATAATTTGCGCGGTAACTGAGAATGCCTGTCCACCCTCAAGGATACCAGGGGAAATACGTGAACCATTCGCCAAGCTCATGCACACCGTCTTAACTAATGAGATGCTCTCTTCATTCCATTTTAATCCAAGAACCTCTTCGCAGAGCTCGCGTCTCCACTTCTGCTTGTCCTCAACTAGAGCAATTAGATCTGGAAACAGTGTCTTCATGAGCGATTTTCTTGAGCTGTAGATCTCCTGAAGGTGAAACATTAGGTACTGCGTGTAGGCGCTGTCGATATCAATTCCTGGGCCAAACAGAGCTTCTCTAAGCCAAGAAGGCCACGTCTCAACTGCCACTACTGGCCAAACAGAAGTGTCGCGTTGCTGAAGCTTGCCTGCAGGCTTGAAGATGAAGTTAAGCTCCTGGTGCTGAAGTATCCACTTCACAGCTTCAAGCAGGTGAAATTGATTCTCATCACAGAGGCGCTTTATGATTTGCTCAGCATTGCTCCTATGAACGTACACCTTTGAAATAATTCCATCATCTGGTCGAGGGGGCGGTTCATATTCGAGCTTGTAATCTGCTGTGCCACCAGCACGATGACCACAGAGCTTCTTTGGTACAAGAATGCTTATCTCGTTGTTATCATCACCTAGGTTAAAACCTAGCTGTTGAACGTCAAAGAAGTAGTCAAGCGCGGGGCGATAGTCGTAAACCCATTCACGAAGAGACGTTAGCCTGAGCTTAACCGTATTAAATGCTCGAGGTCTTGCCTTGGACGTTGCGGCAGAATGTAGCTTTGCGAGATACAGGATTAAATCCTGTCTTTCCTGCATCGCGTCACGGTGCAACCGTTCTTTTCGGTAGAAGTTGCCTACGTGAAGAGGGTCTATCGGCTTAGGCTGCTTCTTTGCTCTAAGCCGGTAGATAGTTGTCATGCTTTTCTAGATTTTAGGTTCTTGTAGATGCCTTTTACGCTGTCGGGGCGAACTAGCAGTTGATGAGCCGGAGCGCTGTTGTCACCAGTGATTGGCTTTTCATGACGTCTAACTTGATACCCATCTTTTTGGATTTCTCGCCCTGCTTCTGACAGAGTGACTGCTAGTCCCATAGCTGCTCGCCTAAGACGTTTTGCCTGCTTACCGTTCATGTTAAAAAACTCCGGAATATCGGGGATTCAAATGTGTGTCAACCCAGTCGGGTATGTAGCCATGTGCCTGATTGAAAAATAGAACTTCCCAGTTGCTGGCTGACGCGGTACCAAGTTTTGACAGCTTTGGTCTAACAATGATAAACTTAACGTCACCCGAAGATCTTAGGCCTTTCGCAACAAGTGGTACCTCTACACCAATCAGCTTTACTATTGTATTACTTTCATTTTCTTGCGTAAGCTCAAATGCAGGTAGAGGCAGCTGAATTGAATGAATTACTGAAGGATGAGGGGTTGGAAGAGCTCTTAATCCCTTAGTGTGCTGGCAAAATCTTTCAAGACTGTTGATAAATGAGACATAGGTAAAGTCATTCACCCCTCCCCGTCTTATTGACTGTCGAAGCTGATCTTTTGATGGTGCAAGATACGGTCGATTTGGTCCTCGCTGTTTAGCGTTGTATGGGCCAAGAAAGTCCACGGCCTGCACGTGAAGCTTGTAGTGATGGTTTATCAACGGTATAAGATCAGAAAACCCAGGTTGAGTGATTGGGCGAGTGACAGCGAGGCGCACGTTCCATCGAGGTAGCGTAGTTTCAATCATGGTGTCTTATGCTTTGTTGCGCTTGTTTTGTTTCGGATGCTGCCAACCCACTCGTGCAAGTGCAGCTTCTTTTCTGCGCTGTACTGCTTGCGGCGTTCTCATAGTAAGCAGACGTTTCTGACGGTATTCAGGATTGTCCCACATAGCCCTGAGATTTACTGAACGTATGCTGCGCAGTATTTCATCTTCACCGACTTTCTTGGCTGACATGGACATCTTGTAGCGGGTAGCCTCCCTGTGAGATTTGCCAGTCATTCCAGACCCGCCTATTCCTCCTTCCGCCAGATTCAAGATGTTTGGATTTGAACGTAGCATAGATACAAGAACACGCTCATAATGGAACGCAGCCTCAGCGTCGGCAAACGTCCTCACTATGGTTGTCCGCCAAGTATCAAATTCAAAACCTTCTTTGAGAAACATCTGGGTCAGCCTGATGCCAGACCCCTTATATTTTCCCTGGCTCACGTTCTGTGTTTTACCTTTGCCTGCGTAGATGTATCCGTACGCGTGTCTGGTAATGTAGACGCAGTGTTCCAGTGTTAGGTCAACTCTTGACATACCAAAACTCCTTTACTTTCAACAATTCCCCAAGCAAGAAGACATTCAGTGTTCTCGGTTGCGCTGAGTACGTGGTAAGCGTGACAGCTGGGTTTATTGGCGCCCGCATCTCAGTGACAGCGAAAACGGGTGTGTGGTTCCATTTGCAGATCAGAAGTGGATTTTTGTTGAGCTTGGCAGCATCGATGACTGCTTCTTCGAACCACTTAAAAACATTTGCATTACCCGAAACCAAGGAAGTGAAATTATCAGTTGTTGCATACGCCTTACACTCAATCACGTGCCCGAAGCGCACTCCTTCCTGGCGCTCATTCACCGGCACCACATCACCGACAAAGATCTTGAGAGCATCCTCTCCAAACATCTTACCAATTGTTTCAAAGTTCTTTCCACCCACGCGGGCACCAGAACCTGGGGTACGAATGAAGTTGAGTGGGGCTAGGGCTTTTGACAGTGTCTTGGCGACGGTGCCTTCGAAGCCGTTGCCCTTTTGTTTGCCACCACCTGGGCGCATCTTGCGCTTCTTGGGTTGCACAGCGAGGTCATGATCGACTTCGACAGAGTTTGATGGCATAGCGGTAATCCTTCAGGGAGTTGTCTGAAATATTTACCAAAGGATCAACCTGTTATTCTATGATGATGAACAAACGGGCTAGAGTTCTGGGTTTCACTGAAACTTTTACAGGAAGTACGGTATTATCAAACTTCTCGAGAACATAATCCCTGATTTCATCAGTGCATTCAGTCCACATAGTGTCTGAGATATTCGAGTCTCTGATGATGCTGATGTAGCAGTCATATCTGTAAAGCATTGGATGATTTTCAGACGTAACCACAGCCCATGGAACTGGCGTATCATCAATGTCATTTCCAGATAGCTCTGCAATCCCTCTTCGATACTCCAGCGCCATGTTGTCAAGCTCTATGATGAGCTTGTCTCTAACCTTCTCACGGAGGGCAAGAGAGGCTTCAGTAAGAAGCTCAGCTGTCTTCATTTCTTTTCGGCGTATGCGTCTTCAAAATCCTTAGCTGTCTGAACGTCGTAGGTAAATTCATCGTCCTCTGTCATGCGCAGCAGATAATCTCCCTTTTTGAGGGTCTTCTTTTTACCATCAAGGTCAACCTTTGTAGTATCTCCACTGTACTTGAAGGCCTCAACCTCGTCAGCATCTCGATACATCGTGAATCCCTCAGCATCTTCCTTCTGGTTTGAACGAACTGGAACGTATGATGTTTCAAGCTCTTCAGAGTCCATTTTTGCCACCAATTTACGAGTTCCGCTTGAATCAGAGTACACCTCGTACTCAGTTGGGTCAGAGCCTTTAACCTTCTTCACCATGTATACTGACTGTTGGATGAAAGTGGCAGACGAATCTTTGTTTTCTTTCCAAAGATCAGAAGCAAGAACAGTCTCAATTGCTTCTTCGTTTAGTGATAAAAGTTCTTGTAGTAGCTTCATTTCAACTTCCTTCAGTGAATTAGTTCTATTTACGATATCAGTCGTAGATTACCGAACTGAATCCACTTTCTTTCCTGATGATCAGATTTTTGTCAAGCCGTCCAGAGATAGATGGATGGTGCGAGATTACAAATACCGACATGTTTTCATCTCTGCTCTTCTCCTTGAGAATTCTGACAACTGCGTCAATTCCGTTCTGATCCAGAGCACCGTCAAGCTCATCAATCAGCAAAAGATTGGTCTTTGCGTGTAGGTGATGCAGCACATCTCTAAAAGAGAGAGCAAGACTAGTGTTGACCCTCTTTTTCTCACCAGCAGACAGATTTCCAAAATCAAGCTCTCGGCCAAACTCTGACACAGTACAGCTCATGTCTGAGTCGAACTTCACAACATGTGGTAAACCCAGAGTTCGTGTGTAGTGGTTGATGCGGGCATTCAGGAAGGGAATGGTCTGGTTAATGATGCGGCGACGCAGGAAGCTGTTCTTGTCGGTAAGCAGCTTTAACAAGAAGTTCTGGTGATCCAGCCTGCGACGAAGATCGTCCACCTTCTTCGTATCCACGCCCTCAACCTTTTCTGCTTCTAGCTCACTAAGTGCCTCTTCATGCGGGTTGGTGGCCTTCTTAAGCTGTTCAAGCTTGGTTTTTAGAGCAGCAACATTTTCACGGGCCTTTAAAAGATCATCTAGGTCCTGATGCTGAATTGCGTCTTCAATTTCAGCAAGCTTTTCCTTCTTTTCTTTAGACTGCTCCTCAAGAATTTCAACTTCATCCTTTAGGTTAATGAGCAGACTACCTTTTTTCTCAATGATGTCAAGAACTGAAGCAAGCTTAGACTGCGCGTCTGCGTAGTTCTGGGCACAATATGGGCACTTCGCGTCTTTAAGGTGCTCCTCTTCTCCCATCAGCTTCTCAAGGTCCTTGTTGAGCTGCTGTAGATCCTTCTTCTTTGGAGCCAACTTGGCCGCCAGGTAAGCACCTTCTTGCTTAAGCTTACTTCTTTCTTCATGAAGCAGCTTTTCAGTGTCAAAGTCTACTGTTGATAACGTCTGTAGTGTTTCCTCGATCTCAGCGATGTCAGCGGCTGTTTGAGTTTCCCACTTAGCTACTCTCTGTTTGGCCTCCTTGATGTGCTTAGCGTGGAGGTCAATCGCGACCTGCTGTTGAGCGCACACCGCTTCAGCGATCTTGATATCAGCCTCAGTGGATTTAATTTTTTCCTTTAGCTTCTGTGCCTTCTCAGAAAGCATCGTGATGTTGAACAGCTCCTCAATTTGATTGCGCTGCTGGTTGATAGGCAGCTGTAGAAACGCTGGCGAGTTTCCAGAGAAGATAATGGTCTTGGTGAACAGGTCGTAACTTACACCAATGATGTCCTCAATTATAGCGTCGCATTCAGTCACGTTCTTACCAGGAGTAATATCCTCACCATCTCTGCGGATCTCAATTCTGTATTCCTCACCTCGAGCACGGTAGATTTCATACTCGACACCACCTTTTTCAAAGATGAGACGAACCTCCATCAACGTATTTTTCAACGCATTAGTTGTATTCACAAGTCGTTGCAGAGATATGCTGTCAAACGGCTTGTTATAGAGGGCGTAGCAGATGGCGTTGATGATACCTGTTTTTCCACTTCCATTCGAGGACCCTCCGCCTACATCTAGATTTTCGCCGGTGATTGTGACAGTACCTTGTTCATCAAGCTGAATAAGCTGCGACTGATTTCCATAAGAAAGAAAGTTCCTCAACTCAATCGATTTAAATATGAATGGAAAGCTCATAGGTATTCCTTCTTTCGAATACCAACAAGCACCTGGACGCGTCTCTGTTCCGGCGTCCAGTTCTTTTCGCGCCTGTATGTCTTGATCCACTTCACTAATCGACTAATTATGTTACCACACATGCTTCCCAAGATAATAAGGGGCACTATACAATACACATGCCAACCAAATTTTGGATCAGGTCTCATCATAGCTCCTCATAAAGTTTGACCAACATGGTTGGATCAATGGTTGTTGACGACTGAACACCCTCGTTGATCAGCTTGCGAACGGTGTTATCAAGTGATGACAGATCAATTTCGCCATCAACCTCAAGTCCTTCAGCCAGCTGCTCCTTACGTAGGGCAACATCCTCCTCAACAGAAAACTCTCTAAGTCCCAGCTCCTTGACCATCTCATCGCGAAGAGACTGCACCTCGCTATAACCAATATCGACGTCAAGAGTGCAGCGCACTCTGCTTCTCGGAGGAAAGTTTACTTCACCATCAAGAACGCGGCTTAGCTTTGTTTTGAAGAACAGCGGAGCATTTTCCCAGTTGTGGAACCAAACATCATCATTCTCAACGTCAAATACCGCGCACCCTCGTTCAGCATCCCCGGCATCTCCAAAGTTGGTTGGAAAGGTATTTCCTATGTAGATGATGTTCTTAAAGGCTTGTCGTTTGTGAAAGTGGCCGCTGAAGATGAACTTGGGGCCATGAAAATCCTCAGGATCAGGCCCATGTTCCATTCGACGGTCAGCACCAGTCACCACGAAGTTGCGGAACTCGAAGTGCCCAAGAACGTACTTGTGGTTGTTGATCTCAGCAACCTGTACAGCGTACTCCTCACGGAAGAGGTAGGGAGCCGCATAGAAGTCCTTGTTAAGCTTCATCGGTTCATTAACCAGGATGAAGTTGCCAAGGTCGTTGAAGATGTCCGTCGAAAAGATCAGCCGGTTGGACCGATGGTATAGGTCGTGGTTGCCGATGATGAAGAAGATCGGGATGCCGAGCGCGTTCAGCCGACGACAGCCCTCGATAGCATGGTGCAGGGTACGAACGTTGATGGCATTGCGGTTCTCGAAGAAGTCACCAAGAAACGCGATGTGACTCGGCTTCTCCTTCTTGATGATACCGATGAGCCAGTCGATGTAGTCCAGGTTGTCGAGGTTGTGCTGATCGGAGTTGTTTCGTGCCCCAAAATGTATATCAGTAAAAAGCACCATTTTGGTGATCTTCTTCCAATCACCAGGCAAGGTGTCACCCAGGTTGCCACCAAGGCCATTGACAATTCGAGACACGCTTACTCCTCCGAAGAAGAGGAGCGGAAAGCAGTATCATCCGATGTGTTACCGCCTTTAGACCGTTCCTGGAACGAGAACGACGGGTTGGCTCCAGCATCCACTAGAAGTTCATCACGAATATCTCGCTGCTTCTTTTCATCAGCAAGATACTGCAGAAAGCTTCTATAGACCGCGGTGGTATAGAAGGCAAAAGGATTGTCAGACTTTGTGGGATCGAACTTGTGCCAGTTAGCAATCAGGTTGACTACAGCAAACGATACCATATCTTCACGAAAAGAATATCCTCCGAAGCTTGCGCTTCGAGAATACCTCTCAGCGATCATGTTCAGGTACTTAGCTAAGGTACTTGATAGTTTTCCCTTTTCTTTGCATACCTTTATTTCCTCAAGAAGCTGAGCATTGGTAACGTAGTGACCTTTTGTCGAAGTTGATTTTGGTTTCTTGTAAACAGTTTTTGTCGCCATGGGTTGCCCTTCTTACGGGTTGTTAAGCGACTTACAGTAATTGTAACATCTAAAGGATATTTAGCAGCGAGAATTGTGATTACAGTCGACTTTAGTAGGTTCATAAATACTAAAACGCTAGCGGGGGATAAAAATGCAGTTAGAAGAAGCTCAGGAACTACCTGGCAAACAGAAAAAGAACGTCGTTGTCGCGGTTGGCAGATTTAATCCTCCAACCAGAGGACACTACAAGGTGATAAATGCAATGAAGGCATTTATCAGAGATAACCCCGACCTCAATCTAGACACTATTCCCGTGGTCGTCATAGTCGCCGGAAGTAAGTCTGATCAAGATAAATCTAGGAACCCTCTTTCAGGTGATGAACGGAAGACCTTCATGGAAAGCTCAGGAAGAGCAAATGGGGTGAAGTTTCTAATCGCCCCATCTGCCTTCGCGGCATTTGCAGAAGTTAGAAACAATGGCATGGAACCCATTGCGGTTGCCGCTGGCAGTGACAGATTGCCAGGGTATCTAAAGATGCTTGATGACTACTTCACCCATGATGGAACACCGGCAAAGAGCGGTGGTAAAAAAATCACCCACTATTCAGTTCCTGGTTTAGACCGTGATGCGGATGCGGATGCGGATGATGGCGACAGCTACTATCAAAAGATCATTGATATGATTGTAGATGGGGATAAAGTGAACGACGATATGATAAGTGGTTCTCTCGCAAGATTTGCTGTACGGAAAAATGAACCGCGTGCCTTCGCATACATAGTTGGGCTTGAAAAGAAGCCAAAGCTATCAGAAAAAATGTTTGACAAGATTAAAGAGGCTCAAACATCGTGATCAAAGATCTTCTAAACGAGGCTGTTCCTAGGGCTGTTGGGGCTGTAGTTGGGAGCGTCCAGAACAAAATCGACGAATTTGCAAACAGAGCTGTTTCACAGACGACAGAGGCGTGGGGCAGTTTCAAGAAGCTGCTTGCAGATGGAAAAGATAACACCGTTACTTCAGCCAATACCGCTTTTAGGAAGTTTGAAATTGAGAACGGTTACGGTCCGTCAGAAGCTGAAGTTGATGAAATGATCAGAGAAATGAGCCCGCTTGGAGAAGGAACGGCTCTAGATGCATACTCCAATGAAGCGCAGCTTGAGCGACAGCTAGAAGGGCAGTTTACAGCGGCGCAGGTAAAATCATTGATTGGGCAAAATACTGCTGAAGACCAAAGCCACAAGGTTAAGCTGGTAGAAAAAGGCGTTGATCAAGTCGTATTTGACATCATGCCAGAAGTTACAGAAAATAGAAACGTGGAGTATGAAGCAGTTGCTCCACCTCAAAGCCCATCAGCGTTTCAAAAGTACAAGGGGACTACCAGTACGCAATGGACGGTGCAGGCAACTTTGACCTGTAGGAATACTGATGAAGCAACAGAGAATCTCAGAAAGCTCAACGTACTGCGTGGGTGGACCATGCCATTCTTTGGGGAGAATACGCGTGTAGCCTATCCAGATAAGCTTGGCGCTCCACCTCCGGTGCTTGAATTTTCCGGCTGGAGAAATCAAATGGTTGGTCCAGTACAGGTAGTTATTACCTCTTTAAGCTGGAACTTTCCACAGGATGTAGACTACATTCCAGCAAAAGGATTTACCAGAGCTGCAGGGAATGAACTAGACTATACCGGTGAGTTGATTCACCGGTATAGTTATACCGGTGAGTTGATTCCATTCCCTGCAGTTATTAAGCTGCAGATAACACTAGTTGAAAGCTTTTCAACTGAGCAACTTAACAGCTTTGATCTGGCAGAATTTAGAGCTGGCAGGTTTGATAAAGCGTTTGTTCAAACAGTTTCATCTCAGTCAACTCAAGAGAGCACACGTGTACAGCTCAATGCCCCAGGGGTAGCAGCTGAAGAAGCTCAAACTGTGGTGGTAAATTCAAATGGGTCTGTAAGCAGTGAAGTGACGACACAGGTGGAAGAAACAGAAAAACAAGCAGTTGTTTCAGAAGTAGCGGAAGCTAATGTTTCACAGAATGAAAGCTTACCAGCTGAAACCACGATTCAGCGAGTTGGAAACACATCACCTGCAGCACCTGGACCAACGGCGCCGCCCCCTGGTTCGACAGAAGATGGAGCACTTCGCCAAAAGCGCTCTCAATTAACTAAGGACATTGCGCTAGCAGAACAAAACGCTGTTACTAGCCAGCAGGCTGCTGATAGGTATACTGCTAAAGCTAATCAGGAAACAAATTCAGCACTTGAATTTGAGGCAGCAGCAGCTGCCGAGCAGGATGCTGAAAAATCGGCAGCACTCTCAAGTTCAGCACAGAAAGCAAGAGAGCAGACAGAGATTGCCAGCAAGAGAGCTCAACTATTGAAAAAACAGACTGAAAGTTCTAAACAACAAGCACAGCAGTTTAGAGATGAATTAAGCGCGCTACCAGCCCCAACTAATACATTTGGCTGATCTTAGGAAATAATCATGCAAAAGAACAGCACTATGAATAGAAACTCCCGATATGTCGCAGGAGGAACAACTGAAGTTAATGAGTTCGCGCTTGAGTGGTGGGATCGAATAACAATATCTCTTGACCCAACTGATACTACATACGTCGTTGAGAAAAAATTTGCTGGGAGGCTGGACTTAATTACAGCTGTTTTTCTTGGTGAACAGAACGTAGCCAATTGGTGGGTGGTTGCAATGATGAACAACATCCTTGACCCATACACTGAAGTTTATGAAGGAAGAGTTCTGTACATCCCAACCAGAGAAAGAATGTCTTCTCTATTAAATGGCAGGCTTGGAGGTGAACCTTCCACCAGAGATGTTCCAACGTCGATTCTACCTATAGTATAGATTGAAAGCATAAAGCATGCAACGCATAGAGCAATTTGTTCAAGATGGACCTAACTCGATGAAATTAAAGAACGCGCTTGACGCGTTCACTTCATATTCAACGCACTTCGTTGTCATGGCTGCGCGATCTACTGAAACAGCTAGAGCTTTTACGCAGCAGTCTAATAATAGAGAAACTCTCGACGCAATTGACAAGGTAAAGGCATTGGGGGAAGTTGTTCCATACTCAACAGCAAGAAGTGGGGAGGATGTCTATCTAGTAATGGACACCAGAAGGTTCAGCCAGTTTACGGTTGAAAGCATGAAGTACGACGTGTTAATCAATGGTCTTACCGCTGGACAGTCTCATGCAAATCTTGCAACGACCATCGAGATGACCGTTCTTGACAGCGTAGGTATTTCATTCATAAATTTCATGCAGTGGCTGATGGACACCAAGCTGCAAACCAACTTTGACGGCATGATATTTCTCATTAGAGTTATCTTTGTTGGGCATAATTCAGATGGTACCACTCAAACTGTGCAAGCGGTAACGATTCCAGCCTATCTGTTTAAAATGGAGGTAAACCTAGACTTTTCAAAGGGCGTGTATAATCTAGAGTTTATGCCAAACATGAACTTCTCTGTGTTTCAGCACAAGCGCTGGCTACATATTGGTAAAGCCACAAGCTTCAGCACGATAGGAAGTAAGACTCTCCAATCTGTAGTTAAGGCTTTTGAAGATAGACTAAATGAGGAAAGTTTATCTTTCTACAACGCAACAAGCCCAATTTTGCTGAGAGCTGGAAGAAACCCGCAAAATACCGGTAGCCAAAATTCAAAATTTGGTAGACTGGTAAAGTACCAAATTACGCTGCCTGATGGATGGGGTGATAAGGAATTTTTTGGGTCTTGGAAGCACAATGTAAATTCGTCTGAAGAACGTGATTTTGTTAAGGAGCTTCAGAAGCTTGACGCTGCAAAAACTCCCGCACAAAAGCAAAATGCGAAGCCGACAGATGGAACTAAGAGCCCAGCAAAGGACGTAAGCAGCTCAGTTCCCGTGGGCATCACCATAACAGAGGTCCTTGACATTATTTTTAGGCAGGTTCCAGCGATAGCTGAATTTGCAAATTCAGAAAAAGTTTCTAAGACTGACGGTCTCATCAAGTTCTACAAGCACGTGGTTAGCCTGACGAGCACTAATGATGTTATTACGGTTCACGTTGATGTGGTTGCATTTGAGGTTCCTAATGCGCAACCGCCCAAGAAGAAAACAGGTGAAGAAGTGTCGCAGCACCAGCAAAGGTTTTACAGAACTGTAAAAGAGAATGGTCAGTCAAAGAACATACCCGCTAACTACTTTGAACTTGACTACATCTTCACCGGTAAGAACACACAGGTTCTGAACTTTGACATGAAAATTCAAGATCTGCAGTTCTTGCTTGCCAGTAACGTTAGAGTTTCTGAGGGTGAACTTTTCGCTGTTAAGGAAGATGATGCTGAAATTAGCAAGGAGAAATTACCAGAAGTTCTGACAAGCATGAGACCATACGATCCCTTCTTAATCCCTATGAAAACAGAGCTAGAAAAATCTGGATTTTCAGAGCAAAGCGCAAACTCTAGGGATCCACAGGCAAACTTTGAAGTTAGCAGAAGCTTTCAGCAGTACTCAAGAAATCTATCCGCATTCTACGCGGCATCACCGATACAGGTAGCTATGACCATAAAAGGCAACCCTGACATTATGCTGAAGTTCAGCAATCCAAATATTGCGCCGAGTGCCGAGCAGACCATAGAAACAGCTCAAACCTCTTCAATAACTGACGCGCAGCGGCAACAGTACAGACAGCAGTTTGAACGTGAAATCTTGAACTCTGACAGTGATACAAGGATGCTGACTAAAACTGGCCGTGGAACATTTTTGATGAATCCACAGCTTGGTAATGCCAGCTATATGACGACTCCAGTATTTGTTAAGCTGAATGTCAAGGGTCCAAATGTCGATTTTAGAACCAATGAGCTGATTGAAGGAGAGAACTTTACAAAGGACGTTCTTTATGACAACTACTACGTCGTCTTCAAGGTAACAAACATAATTGAACGTGGAGTTTTCACTCAGCAGCTGGAACTTTGGTCGCATAACGTGTTTGGTTCAAACAAAATTTCACGCGAGCTGGTGGATGCTAGAACAACTGTGAGGCAGTAAATGATGACTTCAGCGTTCGTAGAAGGAGTAGTTGTTGATACATCTGATCCGCAACAGATGGGCAGATTCAAGGTATGGTGCCCATCAATTGATGGTGACGCGTACAAGATCGAGGACCTTCCTTGGGTAGTCTACACATCTCCACTGGCTGGTCAAATTCGTGATTTTCCAGCTGGTGTCAATGCTGTTCCAACCAATGGACCAACCGCCTACGGTATTTGGGCCATACCTAAAGTTGGTGCCACAGTTATAGTTGGATTCTTGTATAACAACTACAATCTTAGATTTTACGTTGCATCGACATATCCAGAACATGGAAACAGAACTTTGCCGGCTGGCAGAAATTCTGAAAATGGACCAGTTTCTGATGTGCTTGAGCCAATACAGCCGTCAAAGCAGAACTTAACCGCGCAGTTCAACGGTAAGATAACTCAGTCTGAGGCGATGACCCGTGGAGTGTACGAGAGACAGGTTGCACAGGCAAAAACCGTTAAAGATGGTCAGGAGGGCTACCAGAATGATTTAGTGGGAGATGGACTTGATGCGCAGACGTACTGCATCGTAACACCGGGACATCACGCGATTATCATGCAGGATAATCCCGTGACGTCAAGAGTGCGAATTAAAACCGCAGAGGGCTCTCAGGTTTTGATCGATGACGCTAATGAGCGTATCTATGTCAGCACCGCGAAGGGGAAAACCTGGATAGAGCTTGACCAAGATGGACACATTCACGTCTATGGCTCTGAAAGCATAAGCGTTACCACAGGTGCAGATTTTAACGTAACCGCTAAGGGTGACATAAACCTTCACGCTGGCGGCAATCTAAATCTGGCCGCAGCCGGGCATGGACGTTTGTCGGCATGCAAGGATGTATCTCTATCTGCTGACGGGCCCCTAAATATAGATGCAGGTGCCCAGCTAAACCTGTTAGCGGCTGGCGCAATACTGCAGACTGGTAGTGAAATACACCTTAATGGACCAAATGCGGCCGAAGCTCCCTGCGCTGACAGACCAGAAATTGTTCCTGATCATGAACCATGGAAAAGACCCACATCTAAGTCAAAACGCAACAAGAACTGGAAACCTTGATGAAGCTACTAGAGATAAAAAAGAAGTCAGTTGCTGACTTGAACATCAAGTACACAGGCGGTGACTTTGTCTGCAGTAACAACCAGCTGACATCCCTTGAAGGAGCGCCATCCCATGTAGGTGCTCACTTCTTCTGCGACCACAACCAGCTGACATCCCTTGAAGGTGCACCATCCCATGTAGGTGATAACTTTTCCTGCTACGACAACAAGCTGACATCCCTTGAAGGAGCGCCATCCCATGTAGGTGGTGACTTTGCCTGCGCCGACAACCAGTTGACCTCCCTCGAAGGAGCACCATCCCATGTAGGTGGTGGCTTCTTCTGCAACTACAACCAGCTGACATCCCTTGAAGGTGCCCCATCCCATGTAGGTGGTAACTTCAGCTGCAACCACAACCAGCTGACATCCCTTAAAGGAGCACCATCCCATGTAGGTGGCAGCTTCTTCTGCTACAGCAACAAGCTGACATCCCTTGAAGGAGCACCATCCCATGTAGGTGGTGACTTCTACTGCGACGACAACAAGCTGACATCCCTTGAAGGTGCACCATCCCACGTAGGTGGCGGCTTCTACTGCGACGACAACCAGTTGACCTCCCTCAAGAACATCCACAAGATCATCAAGGAGATAAATGGTGTATTTTACTGTCACGGCAACCCAATCAAAGAAGGTCTGCTGTACATCCTGCTTATAAAGGGGGTTACAGCAGTAAGAACTACTTGCCCAAAAGCAGACATGATAATCAACGAGTACCTTAAGACGAATCCATCTGGCTCAATCCGTGCTGCATTAGATGTGCAGCAGCTGTTATCAGATGCGGATGAGGAGTATCCAAGATGAAGCTACTAGAGATAACCCAGAGATCAGTTGCTGACCTGAAGATCAAGTACACAGGCGGTAACTTCGACTGCAGCGACAACCAGTTGACATCCCTTGAAGGTGCCCCATCCCATGTAGGTGGTGGCTTCTACTGCAACCACAACAAGCTGACATCCCTTGAAGGGGCACCATCCCATGTAGGCGGTGACTTCTACTGCAATAACAACAAGCTGACATCTCTTGAAGGAGCGCCATCCCGTGTAGGTGGTGACTTCTTCTGCAGTAGCAACCAGTTGACATCCCTCGAAGGTACCCCATCCCATGTAGGTGGTAGCTTCTTCTGCAACTACAACCAGCTGACATCTCTTGAAGGAGCACCATCCCATGTAGGTGGTAGCTTCTTCTGCTACAACAACCAGCTGACATCACTTGAAGGAGCACCATCCCGTGCAGGTGGTGGCTTCTACTGCAACAACAACCAGCTGACATCCCTCAAGAACATCCACAAGATCATCAAGGAGATAAATGGTAGATTTTACTGTTACGGCAACCCAATCAAAGAGGGGCTGCTGTACATCCTGCTGATCAAGGGAGTGGAAGAAGTAGAGACCCCATACCCAAAAGCAGACAAGATAATCAACGAATACCTTGAAAGCAATCCATCTGGCTCAATTCGCGCAGCTTTAGATGTACAGCAGTTGCTCTCAGACGCGGATGTGGAGTATCCAAGATGATATTTAAGCTTACTAATATGGTAATGACTATGTCCAATAAGCCCGTCAATGTTTTTGAAGAACAGGAACCTTTTGTGATATCAATCATCAAAAAGCTTCTTAAAAGCGGAGCAATTGTTCAGTATGTTTCTCCTGACGGTACAGCGCGCTCATTCAACCACATTCGTAGAATAACGGGCCCGTCAGGTGAAATTAAAAAGTTCATGTTCATCAACTACCCTCAAGGGCTAGGATTTAACAGCACTGTTGCCGGTGAAAAAATACTAGGCAATCTAAACAGACTAAAAGTAAAGAAGCAATCTTTGAAGGCACTAGATGGTAGGGACGTATGGCATCTATTTGACGCAGCACACATTAAAGAAGAAATGGTGAATGAGATGTTTAACGATGGCGGAGAATTTTTTGTTAAAACGGCAGCAAAACTTGCAGAAGCCGGTAAGCTTTGGTACGTGGATGAAAATGGCAAAGAAGCAAAGATTGTAAGTGCTGAAAAGAAAGAAGATAAACTAGGTTTGGCTTTACGTGACGGCAAGAAACTATTTTACTTGCATATGAAAATGTTACCAAGTTTAGGTAAACCACTTGCCTCGGCAAAGATTATCAAAATGAGCCTGTTAGATGAGTTCTACACGATAAAAAAGGATGAATCATCTGGACAAAAGAGGTTCCTCTTGGTTAAGAAAGATCTTATCAGGGCTGATGACTTAAAAGAAAGTAAGCACGTGGAGATGCCGTTTTTAGTTTCTATGTTGATGAAGCTTGTGCGGGCCCATTTTAATCAAGGTACTGCTAAAGTTGTTCTTAGAGACAATGAGTATGGCATCAGAGATAAGTTTATTCGTGGGGCGGCTTGGAGATTTGGTAACCTTGAAGTTAGCTATGATGATGACAATCATCTAGGACAGATAATTTATCCGATTGAGATAATTGAAAATGGGATAAAGCTCTGGAAGAACAAAGAAGAGGACTATTGGGTTCTTGAGTATCTGTGAAAGGCTGAGTAAACTAGGATTTGATATGTTGCTCTATGAAATTTCAGGTTTTAATCTTCTGCCAAGTATGCTTAAAAAGCTGCTTTTAAAGAAACAATTGATCTTTGTTTCTATTGAAGATGAAAAAACGACGATAGACGGTAAGACGGTTGATCTGTTTCAAGATGGTAACCCATGGTCATCGGTGTACGTTAATGGGAAATTGATTGGAATCTCTGAACTACCGGATGCGGTAATTCTTCACGTTGAAGTGAATCAACAACATAGAACATCGGAACAGGAGCATCTGTTGCATAGAGCTGCCTTCTCAGAGCTAGTAGAACTAAAAAAGACACAGCATGAAGGTGTTTGGGCGCTTTCAAACAAATAGCTCTAAAGCAAAACAACCTGCATAAAGAAATATGCACTTAGTAGAAGTGTTTAAAATACATCATGAGTATTTTTTCTACCCCACTTAGTCCAGGAAAAATTGACCACGATCCTCATGGTCCTGACGTTCAAGTCCACGATGATGGTGACGAAGTGTTCATTACATTCAGCGATCAATTTATTAGCAAATCAGGTTGGCGTGAAGATGATGAAATCGTCTGGGAACTTCTACCTAATGGAGAGGTAAAAATCTCAAATCCCAAAGCTGACATTCGAAAAACAGTTAGGGAAAAAGTTGATCAACTTCTTTCTGGAGGAGCTGAGCTGTGAAGCTTGTATTTCTAGATATCGACGGCGTTGTAAACAGTTCAAGGTCTGTTATTGCTAAGATCGGCCCAACGATTGAGACATCTGAAAAGGTACGAGATCTCGCGCGGCTTGATTGGGATGACTTCCACAATGGGTTGTCACCTGATCAGCAGTCGAGTAATGAAGAGGGGCTTGATTATGGGGTACGATTTGGGCTGCAAACCGTCGATCCCGTGTGCGTCGCCCTCATCAACAAGCTGTTCGAGCAGAAGGACGTCGGTCTGGTGTTGAGCTCATCACACCGCAAGTTCCTGTACAGCAACAAGGTTCCATACGGTAGCGATGAGCACCTGCACCGGCTGCGCATGTACCTTGACGCGATGGGATTCCACGTGCCAAAGTTGTTCAGCGTCACTCCTGTTAGGCACTCCAAGCGCGGGGATGAGATCGACGAGTGGCTCAACATGGCCTGGGAGAATGGTATCATTGATGACGAACATCCATATGTCATCCTTGACGATGCCGCTGATATGCTTCCTGGGCAGCCGCTTGTGCGCACTGATCCAGACCATGGCTTTAGCTTCTATGACTACGTTGAGGCCTGCAGACACCTCGGACTAAAGGAGCCTGGACTTGTCCTCCTCTAAGAAACAAAAACCGAAGCAACCCACCATGCACGAGAAGATCGAGGTGTACGAGCGGTTGCTACATGACTTGCACTTTCATAGTTCGGTGACTATGCGCCATGATGCGGTGATGGACTGCTTAAACCGAATAAGTGCGTGGAGCTACGCACATCGCCGAGGGAATGGCGTGTACTCAGAAAAAGAACAACAGCAAATAGTAAATGCCGCTTTTTGGAACCTAAACAAACCACCTGTATGATCGCGCGAAATGACATTACTGGGGATGCCATCAAAACAGGAGAGTCTTCTGACGCATATAGGTCTGGTTGGGATCTCATCTTTGGCCGAAAAGGAGATGGTCCAAATGAAGCTAAGGTTGAGCCAGCTCCTGAACAACCCAACCTAAACGCTGTAGTTAGCTGTTCACCCCCAGATGAAGAGAAGATTAAACAGGACTCTCTAAGACAAGAATGGTGGAAGTACTGTCAAGAAAATCAATCATCGTTCGTTGAGCCTAATCCAAGCGGTAATCTTGTGCCGTACTTTGAAGAATGGCGCCAATCTACTGGGCAGTAACCGCGCTTTTTCTGTGCTGTCAAACAGCACTTGCGGTTACAGCTAAATCGTATATCGCTACAGATATGAATGGGCAGGTGCTGATAGAGAAAAATTCAAACGAAGTTAGATCTATAGCAAGCATAACTAAGCTGTTCATAGCAGAAAAGGCATCAAATCTTGACCAAGATGAGCTTATTGAAGTCACTAAGGAAGATGTTATCAAAGGCAGAATGCGGTCAACTCCCCTTAGAGCAGGAAAATCATACACCCGGCGCCACCTTACCGAACTCGCTCTCGTGTCTTCAGACAACGTGGCGGCCCTCGCTCTTGGTCGTTACCTTACATCAGTACAAACAGACAAAGCGCAGCTGGTAGAAGCAAGTGGTCTAAGCCCAAGCAACCAAGCATCAGCTGCACAGGTTGCCGCCGCAGCAAGAGAGCTTTACTCTACGCAGGTAGCAGAGATATCAGCGATGTCAAGAGCAACCGTAGGTGAAAGAAGAAGTACCAACCCTCTGCTGCATCGAGAAGGTTGGGTTTTTCTACTGTCTAAAACTGGGTTCATTAACCAATCTGGTGGGTGTTTGGTTGTTATAGTAGAAGTCAAGGGTCAACCAGTAACAATTGCAATTCTAGGTTCTGCAGACACGCGGGAAAGATGGAGAGACCTAGCAAAAATTAGGCAGCTCCTAGGTGATGATGGTTTCTACGTCCCAGTAAGTGTAACGAGTGTAAAAAAGAAACGAAAGTAATCCTACTTTCCTTGCAGAAAGTTTACTTTCTTTCAGTTTCATGATATAATTTAACCCATCAAACCCTCTGTAGTACAATGGAAAGTATGTGGGTTTCCTAAACCTGAGACGTGGGTTCAACTCCTGCCAGAGGGACCAAAGAATGATGAAGAACCTGACTGTTGAAGAACTAGACGAAATGAACAGGTCTCAGATCCTTGAGCATCTGTTGCGCCTTTCGCCTGAAGATCGCCGGCTTCGCTTCTGTATAACGACATCTGATGACTTCATCAGGGCGTACGCGCAAAAGATCATGTCTATTGACAGCGACCTGTGCTTTGGGGCTTTCGCTGACGGTAAACTGGTAGGCCTAGCTAACATCGCGGCGATTGACGGTAAGTGCTGTGAGTTAGCATTTTCGATTGACAGCGAGTATCGAGGATCAGGTCTTGCGCGTAACCTGATGAAATCCGCAATCGCGAAGTGCAGGGAACTGGGGGTCTCAAAGCTGTGCATGTCATGTCTGCGTGAGAATAAGAAGATGCAGGCACTAGCTACTTCATTTGGTCTCAACATGACAATCACCTACGACGAGGCATATGCCGAGCTTGGAATAACGAGGTAAGTCATGGCATGGCAGGACAAGTCAGTTGAAGCCGATACACGCATCTATATGTGGGAAATCTTGGTGCCTACTGAGAAGCGGGTCAAGTCGAAACCGCCCGATCCACGCACTGCTCCGGGCGACTATCATCGATGGCAGAAACGACATGCGTATACGACTCGGTACCATCGAGTGTGGGACCAGAAGGTGCGTGCCATCACCGGAGGTCTGACAATTCTACAACCTGCCAAGGGCCAGTGGGTTAGCCCAGCTGGTGAGCTGCACCAGGAGCGCATGATCCCAGTGAGGATCGCTGCCACTCGCGCGCAGATTGACAGGATCATCGACACGACCATCGCCTACTACGACCAACTGGCGGTGCTGTGCTACAAGGTAAGCGACGAGGTGATGATCCGCCACGTCTGCGACAAGGGATGTCAGTACGCGAAGGATGTTTCTATGGCGCCTGGGCACCGGTGCGCCAATGGCTGCATGTACGAGAAGGGACAATCATGAGGCAAGCATTTGACCCTCAAACCAAGGAGCGTAAAATTGTGACACACAAAGACGTCATGAGCTACAGCGCGATGATCGCCGGTTTCGGCATCTTTTTGGCCGGCCTGGCGTACGACACCAGGATGTACGGTACAGCCACAGGCATCGGCATCATCGCCGGCGGAGCTGTGGTATGCGGCCTACTTGCTTATCTCCGCAGCACGAAAGGCTGAATCATGAAGCGCGACAACGGTCAAGGCATGTTCACGATGGACTTCATCAACGAGATCGCCGCGATGCGAGACCTGGCAGCCGCCAAGGCGAAGGTCGCCGCTCGCGGCGATGTGTCGGGCGCCACCGACGAGAACAAGCAGAAGGCGATGCGGATGGTCCACAACGCTCGTACCTGCAACAACCTGATCTTCGGGATGGCCAACTTCAGCCTGAGCCACCAAGGCCTTGGTGTAGCAAAATAAATAGTTCTCGGATCTTCGTCAAAACTGAGTTTATGTTACTTCACTGGGAGATTTAGCCATGATGACTTCTATCTCACTTCAATCAACTGCTGAAACCAATCGAGTTCTTCGAAACACCTTCGGTCTTGTTGCTCTGTCAATCCTTCCAACAGTGATCGGTTCATGGGTTGGAATGGCAGTTGGTCTTCCCGCGGTGATGGCAGCATCACCTCTTATCACATCGCTAGTATTTCTAGCGGTGATGTTTGGGGTGCTCTTTGGTATCAATGCTCTTCGAAACTCGGCGGCCGCCGTCCCTGCAATGCTAGGCTTTACGTTGCTAATGGGAATGTGGATGAGTGGACTTCTAAGCGTCGCTCTTGGAAGAGAGGGAGGTTTTGAGCTGATCGCTATGGCTGGTTTGGGAACTGCAGCGGTTGTTGCAGGGTGCTCGATGTACGCGATGAACCCGAAGAGGGACTTCACCAAGATGGGTGGATTCCTTTTTGGATCAGTCATCGCGCTTGTTGTGGTAAGCTTGGCAAATATCTTCTTCCAGATGCCACTTATCTCTATCATCATCTCAGCTGTTGCTGTTGTGGTATTCAGTCTGTTCATGATCTTTGACGTGCAGCGGGTTGTCCAGGGCGGAGAGACCAACTACGTGCTAGCAGCAGTTTCTATCTACCTCAACATCTACAACATCTTTACCTCGATTCTTCATCTGCTGCTTGCATTTACGTCTAGTGACGATTAAACATGTTTTCTCCTTTAAAGACATTTCTGCCAAACCATGAAGGACGCGATTTTGTAATCGGTGACCTGCACGGCTGCTATTCTCTGTTTGGGCAGCTGCTGGCATTCCTAAAATTTGACCCGCAAAAAGACAGGATGTTCAGCGTTGGCGATCTTGTTGATAGGGGACCCGACAGTCTAAAGTGCCTCGAGCTGCTTTACGAGCCTTGGTTTCACACTGTTCTTAGTAATCACGAACAGATGATGCTTGAGGCTTTTCGTGGTGGGTTCCTAGGCCAGTTTTGGTTCAAAAATGGTGGTTTCTGGGGTGCCGAGGCCTTGAATGACTGGAGAAACCAAAACACTCCTAGTAAGCGGCCACCATCTGACGACAGCGCGAAAGTTTTTGATCTAGTTGAAAAACTTGCGCAGCTGCCATACCTCATCACCGTGGGGTTAAAAAATGGTGAGAAGGTGCACATCATTCACGCTGAGCTTCCTGGTGGTCAAAAGATAACTGACGAGGATCTAGCTTCTCACGAGAAGCTGTATGAGCTTGCGACAACTCAATCTGAAGATGGTGATTTCATCCTTTGGGGTCGTGATCTTTTCTACCAATTCTGCCTAAATGATCTTAGCAACGTAGATAAAGTCAAACGAACAGCAACCTATAAGCTTGGTAGAGAGTACGGCCACGCTAATATTTTTAGCGGTAAGCTAAGTCATATTATTTCTGGACACACAATTGTCCAGCGCCCCCTGACCCTGCTGGGCCAAACTAACATTGATACTGGAGCATTTTACACGGCAAGTGAAAAACACCCCAAGTGGTCAGCGCTTACATGTCTAGATTTGAATGAGTGGAAGTTTTATCAGTCACGGCCTAATGGGGTTACTTCTGTAGAAGAGCTTCAAGTCTCGTCTGACGATATTAGAAATCTCGCTCCATCTGTACTACCATCCTAACAAGTATGATAAAGACAGTTTCTATTCCAGTTTCACTTGAACAGGAACAGCTAATAGCGGAACATCTGTTCTATGGTAAGCAGCTATACGTTTCACCAGATGAAAAGATCAGACTTGCAAAATGGGTTCATGCTAAACATCCGCAGTTCAAGATAGAAAAAGCTGAAATTGACTTGGAAAACGCATCTTGGAATTTGTTTCTTTGTTCTCAAAATGTTACATCTTCAGTAAATAAAAGTCCTACAGATGATGTATAATGTCTATCATGGAGAAAATTACTATTCCAGTTGCGAAACCTAGGAACTACTTGGTTGCTGCTGCAAAATTCAGGAAGGCTGGAGCCCATGCGACTAAGCGTGAGAAGCTAGAACGTGCTCAACTAAGGGAGCTGCGGGATGCTACACGCATCTGATGGGCTCAAAAATGAAGTCACAGTGCTTCTAGATCGCGTGTTTACCGGAGAAACACTAACGTTTTTTGGTGAAGACGGGGGTGGTCAGTACGGGCGTTCTACGTTTCCAGTTTCCCACGCAATCAGGGCCTTTGATGTAGACGTAGAAACTTTCAGTGATGACATTGCCGAAACAGCGGTGTACGTGAGGATTTTTCTTGATGGGTACGTCGCTTCAACCCATGGTCATGCAATAACTGACAGCAACCTTCACATCAATCTAAACAGGCTTCTTGACAGAGAGTTCATTGATAGGAAGGCTCTTGATTGGGCTCCTATTTCCTATCAAGGTGAAACGTTTATCTGTCTAAAGGTTGATGCGGCCAAGCTTCTGGAGTGGTGAGAATGTGGAGAGCCATCAAAAGCGTTCTGTTCTGTGAGCATGATTGGCAGTGGCTGCGAAATGCAGTTGATGGGCACGCCAAGAACGGGTACAGGCACCCTACCTCAGTTCACATCTGTACCAAGTGCGGAAAACTGAAAACGCTGGAGCACAAGTGAAGATCTACCTTGGAACTTTGCAGTTTGTCAAATGCCAACGGCGCATGTTGGGAGCCGAGCCCGTTTTACCACAGTGGCATGTCAACTTCGGCAAGTTTAGAAAGGCATGCGTGCCAGCAGCGAGTTGTTTGGCAGCCATTTTCTTTCCATGCTCAGAACCGTGCCGCCCCTGAAATGGATGGCGACCTTCAGCAAGTTGAGTTGCACAAATTCTTTTTGAATTTTCAGAACCTTTCTTCCCTGCCCATGGATTTGTGCCCTCCTTTACCCTTCGAAGATTTTGCTCGGAAGACATCTTTGAGCCCGCTACCCCAGAAAATGGGTTTACGTAATTCGGATCTGCAGCGCGTGCGCTCATAGCAACAGATAATTTTTGGCAATGTTCATTTGACTTTTGCTTACCAATAAGTGCATTGCTAATGTTTGCACGATGGTCTACGCTTTTAGGATTTCCTTGCAATGCCTTGCTTATCTTTTGCGCCGTAGATAAAATATGATCTGCGGGACCGTGCTTTCCGCCCGGCGTAAGATTTAGGCATCTAGGATCGCTTAGTAATTCTGCTGTTACGATGCTTCTTTCTGCTTCCTCGGCTGCTTGGCGAGTTTCGTACAGCGACAAAATTGTCTTTACGTGAAACTTTTTGCCATGTTTCTTGATACTTGACCTTAGCCGAGTACCTGACCCCATATACCCATCATCGAGGTTATTGGTGCTATGGATGCCGAAATAGAAATGACCGTCTTTGCGATCAATCCGATAGAGAATATGATATAATTTGGTCATAGCAACTGTGGAAAGTACGTTTATGCGTGTTTATTTATGTGGCGGAGCAGTTCGCGACACCTACATGAAGAAGCAGGTCTCTGACCAGGACTTCGTGGTTGTAGGTGCAACACCTGAGGATCTACTGCGTGAAGGTTTTCAACAGGTAGGTGCATCTTTTCCAGTGTTCCTGCACCCTGTTACTCGTGAAGAGTATGCCCTTGCTCGAACTGAGCGCAAGACTGGCCCTGGATATCACGGATTTGAAACCGTTTACGATGAGTCTGTCACTTTGGAAGACGATCTGGCCCGCCGCGACTTCACGATCAACGCGATGGCTATCGACATGGACACCGCTGATCTAATTGACCCGCACGGCGGTTTCAAGGATCTGAAGGCCAAAACGCTGCGCCACGTTGGTCCAGCCTTCCGTGAGGATCCACTGCGTGTGGTGCGCATGGCTCGTTTTCTTGCCCGTTTCACTGACTTCACTGCAGCTGACGAGACCTTCTTTCTTGCACAGGAAATGGTTCGCAATGGCGAGCTTAACGAGCTGTCGTGGGAGCGATTTGCTGCCGAGATCCACAAGGTGCTGGACACCTGCACGCCTGACGGCTGCTTCACCTTCTTCGACGTGCTGGACAAGCTACGCTGCAGCGAGCACGTCTCGTTTTTCGCGGGTATGAACCTGCAGAAGGCGGCGCGGGCTGCCAAGCACGTCAAGCTGAAGATCGCGCCAGTTGTTCGGGCCGAGATCTTTGCGGCCCTAGCCTTCGACGAGACCGAGCGGTGCGAGCACGTCGGTGGTGTGATGGGCCGAGATGTTCGGCGGCTGCTCGACCTGCTGGTGTTGGACAGGCCAGATGCCGAGATGATGTACAATGTGCTGCACAAGTCAGGTGCCTGGAAAAACTCTCACATCTGGCCGATTCTGGTTGCTAGCGTTCAGCTGGGTCAGGAGTTGGGTCGATACTATGCCTTCCATTGGACTCAGCTGGTGCAGGCCGAGGCAGTCACAACGCCCTACGGCCGAATGGGTGCTGAGCTGGCAGCTCAAGGTGTCAAGGGCGCTGACATCGGTCGCCGCATCAAGGAAGCCCGAATGGGCGAGCTATTGATGCTTGACCTGTAAGACAATATCGCAACTTGTTCAACAGAGGTTAGAATACCTCATCAACTACTGGAGAAAAAATGTCTCGAAACAATAAGAACGCTCGCCGAGTAGCTGCTCGTAAGGAAATGTCGAAGCTCCGTCAAGGCGGCGGATCTGGTCCTGCACGCACTACCCCCAAGCATGAGAAGAAGAATGCTTGGTGGCAGGTGGGTAATGGATCTTACTCAGCCTTCGTCAAGGGTAAGAAGAAGCGAACTGAAGAGGCCGAAACTTGATAGAACTTCTAGTTTGGGGCATACCGGCGGTGATCACCGCTGCGTGCATTTGGGGCATCATATACAACGTGAAAGGTAAGAAAGATGACACGGACATTCAAGAGTGATGGTGTGCTGTGGCGGCTGGCAACTGTCTATGGGCCACTGGATGCAAGATTCACTCGCAAGTGGGGCACTGACATCTGTACCTACACCCAGGCAGTTATCAAAGGCATCTTCGCTGTACTTGCTATCACAGCATTAGGAAGCTTTGCTGCCATTGCTGTTGGGGAAGCTGGTGCATTTTGGGCGGCGTCGCTGGTGCTTGGGACCATTCCTCCTGAAGGTGCGCCCTTTATTGTTATGTTAGGGTCAACACTCATTTTGATGGCAGCTGTCACAGGAATCGTCTTTTTTGCGATCAAGACATTGAAGAGGCTCAATGCTGTATTCAAGCTGAAGAAACCATCTACACCGCCTGTTGTAATTAGCAAGCTCAATCTCATGATTGACGCCTGGAAGAATAAGTACTGCTGCACTATTGACTTTAGGAGTGATAATGCTTCGTGAGATTTGTGATGTCTTCAAGGAAGCATACCGTCGTGGATGGATCACTACCCGAGACGGTAACGCCTCTTTTCGTCGACCAGAACAGGATTGGTTCTATGTCACCCCGTCAGGTGTCCGTAAGAACGAGATGGTGCCCGATATGTGTATCAAGCTCGACATCAACCAACAGGGCTGGTCACGTGACCGCTGGCTTGCTGCTGATGATGGGCTTCTCAAGCAGCAGCTCAACCGCGGTCTCAAGCCGACTGGGGAACTGCCAATGCACTGGTACCTCCAGCGAGACCTGAGCAAGACGCAGCACCCGCGCGTCGTTCTTCACCTGCACCCGACGCACGTCATCGCGGCCACTCGGTACCTGATGGAGCACCCTGCAGTTTTTGGAGGTGACGGGTCTGATTTGATGCGTTTGTGCGAGCAGTTTCCTGAGATCTTCCGCTACACCAAGACTGGCAAGATCCTGCCTTACGTTGCACCGATTTCTCAGGCGCTAGCAGATGGCGTTGAGCAGATCATGCTCAATGGTGGCAATGAGCTGCTGTGCGACGTCATCGCGATGGACAAGCATGGTGCGGTGTCAGTCGGTGCTGATCCATGGGAAGCGTTCGAACATCAAGAGCGACTTTCGCATATTTGCGAGATATTTTTAGCCTCTAGATAACTTGCCTCTTCCTAGAAACCAACCTTCTGACAGATAACCACTTAGATCTTTTTTGTCTATCATCTTAGTATTATCTTTTCGTATCCATATTCTTCCCTTTACCCATTTGCTGACCGCACTTAGTTCATTAGTTGGGTCGTCACCGCCGCCCCAAGACCTAGGTACAATGTCATGATTTTCCGAATATCCGATAGGCGCATGTAGCCTCCGCTTCTGAATAAGTAGATCGTAGTGTTTTGCGTAATCCATATCAATCCTCAGTGATTCACGTGGTGTTTATTCTACATATGGAGCACCTTAACCACGCCTGTGAGATCTTTCTGCTGTCACAATAACTTTGTAGAAAATGGCCATCATCAAGATTGTTGAAAAGTCCAAGACCAAGCGGAAACCTGGCTGGCAACAACAGCAGGCTGAGTATGATGCTTGGTTGTCCAAAGTCAACAGCATGAGCACCAACTTTAGCCGCTCAAAGGAGCTGCCCAAGAAGCCTCTTGCTAAGGATACAACTCCGGCGACAACGGTTTCCACCTTCCTGCCAAAGTCGTTTGATGCTTTCAAGGGAGGCGGTACCTTGAAGGTCCACCGTCCTGAGTTGGAATATGCCGACCATCCCGAGATGCTGGAGCGGGAGCTCCGCGCGCGGGAACGGAAGTTCAACGTCGCTCCTGCTTACAACAAAGGCCCAACCATTTACGTTTCTGAGGATGAAATCACGAATCAACTTGTTGGTGGTCGTAGGCGATGAAACCGGCAATAAATAGCATTGGAGACGCCAAATGGGTCTTCATTTAACCGGGTTGCCCTAGCGGGACCCACATCATTAACTCGCTTCTATGAAGGAGAAATTTCTATGACACGTCTGTCACTTCAACCTCTTCACACTCGCTTCCTTGGTTTTGACCGTCTCTTTGGCGACATTGACCGAGTTCTTACAGATGCACAATCCACTGTTGGCAGCATGGGCTTCCCTCCCTTCAACCTCTACAAGGAACAGAAGGGATACTCCATCGAGGTGGCTCTTGCGGGCTACAAGAAGGAGGACATCTACGTCAAGCACGACAAGAAGAGTGGAACCCTTACCATTGGTAGCGATGGCGTGCCCCAGGACGTTCCTGAGGGGCGAGAGCTTCTGAAGGGCGGTATCGCAGCCCGTTCTTTTGAGCGGCTGTTCACTATCGCTGACAACTTGGTTGTCAAAAGCGCTGAGATGAAGGATGGCTTGCTCACCGTTCAGCTCGAGACAGTTGAACGTGAAGAGGATAAGCCGCTGCTTATCGCAGTGAAGTAACCTCCCAACCATACCCAGAGAGGGGTTGAGAGGCCCCTCCTTTAAAAATGCTAGTACTTAGAAATGCAATTACTAGTCCATATTGGATGACTATGCGCAACTACGTTCTAAACAGAATGCAGCGCTGCATTTCAGAAAAAGTTACTAGTAAAGTTTGGCGAATTCAGAGCGGTAAACGCTCTCGCATCTACTACATCTGCGACAGCGATGGGTGGCCAATTTCCTGGTTATATCTGACTCAAAGAAAACACTGGGCAGCTTGGGAAGTGGTGCAAATTTGGACCTTCCCGGAGTTTCGAGGTAGAGGCTACGCAGAGAAGCTATACAGGACAGCGATCAACATTGATGGCATTCTGTTGGCATCTGGCAATCTTCACACGCAGTTCTCCCAAGCAATGTGGAAGAGCTTTATTAGTCGTGGTGTGTTCAATATCTGGGCCCAAGATTTCAAGAACCTCAGCAAAACATCAACAGTAGAAGTAGAGAATGGCGAGCTTATCTGTAGCTTACCGATCTATGTTGATCCAGGTTTAAATCGCCCTTCTACTGACGTTAGACTTATTGCCATTAGCAAGGAAACTAGATGACATCAACATCTATTGAGACCATGACTGGTCAGTTTGTGGATCTGGTAAATCCAGATCCCAAGACAATCGACATCAGAGATATCGCTTGGGCGACAAGCAGAATGCCTCGCTACGTTGGGCATACCGTTTCAGCTCTGCCATACACAATCGCGCAGCATTCAATCTTTGTGACTGAGCTCACCTTAGAGCTCTTTAAACGAGATGGAGTGCAGGATCTAAAGAAATCGTATTTTTCATTTCTAAACGAACAGCTAAGCAAAGATCCTGTAGCACACGAAGAGTGTCAAAAGCTACTCTCAAGACCTGCTAACGTGCGCCTGCTTCTGGAAATTTTGATGCACGACGCGTCAGAGGCGTATATCGTCGATGTGCCTACACCACTCAAGGAAGCTGATGGCTTTAAACAGGTGTATCTTGAGCTAGAAAATAAGATGATGTCGGCAATTAGACAACGGTTTAACATGGGAAACCCAGACCCGCACCACCTTAAGGTTTTAAAGTGGGCTGACCGTGCCGCGCTTACCATCGAAGCGCATCATCTCATTCGGAGCCGAGGGGAAAATTGGACAAGGCTGATGCCCATGGACATGACCTCAATGCGTCTATTCAAGGAACCTAAAGAACCAATTGCGGTGTATGAAGATTTTATCCAGTGGTTTGAAGAGCTAACGACTCACGCCTAGCGAATACGGTACTTCTTCTTTAGCATGTTGATTGCAAACTGGGTGTGTTCATCTGGTTTGGTAAACCATGTGCTGGTATCTAGAAAATCAGGCAGATTCTTAATTATGACAGGACGAACGTCTTGTTCTCCTGCTTGCCTTGCCCTTCCGATATCATCAAGAAGGTTGTCGCTACCAAGTAGATCATAGATCCTATCCATCTTTTTCTTATCAGATGGACTAATAGGATCCTGTAGCATGTCCATTATTTCCCTGACCTTGTCAAATGTGTCAGGAAGAGACCATGTTCCCTCAGTAATTGAGGTTGAACTTGATGTAATAATTTCTGCTACTCTCATACACACTCCACTTTATACTTGCTATTTACCTAGCGAGCGGTTAATAGCATTAGTTGCTAAATAGGCGAAGTCGCACCACCCAAACTAATAAATAAGTTTGGCTTTAACACATGGTGAGAAATGACATCCAGGACACTCGCAGAGTTAACTGCTCACGTTAGCGTCGCTACAGTCCAAATTGAACAGCCAGTTGCAGAAGATTAAACTTAACTTTTCAGATTTTTTGGGGCATCAACATGCAGCGTCGTGAAATTTCATTTAAGCAGTTCCTAATTGAGAATGACGAAGGCGAAGACATAGTCTCAGGCCTTCGTAAGCTTGTTTCTGACATCAGGACAAACTGGCGCTCTCCATATTCTGCTGTGAAAAAGGAGCAAGAGCGCCTGTGGAAAAAGCTGTCACCAAAACAACAAGCACTTCTAAAACAACAATTTGATATTGCTATTAGAGACGCGTTATCAAATATTTCTCAGCCTATACGACTTTCTGGGTTTAACCCATCTTCTAAGCTTGAAGCTCAGGTAATTTACTTGACATTTAGAAGAATGGCTAAGGATTTACAGGATCAAATAGGACCTAATTTCTTGGAATTTGCGTCAACTGGTGCCGATCCATTGATATCACAAAAACAGGCTGATGACTTTAAATCGCAGTATAATTCTGGTTCATTACCAATGGATACACCACTTGGTCCCGTGGTAATAAAATTCGTGAAGGACCATCAGCAAGAATTAACACGGATAGTAATTGATGAGGACGAGGGAGCATTTGGTTTTGATATATTTGCAGTTCCTCAAAATCTTTCTCGAGCTCTAAGAAATACCCCGCAAAATAGAAGAGAAGAGGCTGTAAAAGGCGTTCATTATCTTCTTCTTAGAATGGCACGCCAATTTTCTGATGCTTCTGTACAGCTTGAGCGTCAATATGCTGGTAAAAATCTTCCAGCAGAACCGCAAAATTCCTCTCAGCCGGCAACCGGAGAGAAGTAGACTTCTGTAACAGCTTAAACTTTGTTACAAAAGCTGTGTACTTTTTTGCAGGTTTGTGTATAATGCACCTATGCAACAAACCAAGCGTAAGCGCCGTTCTGATCGTTCTCACGTTATCTACCAGGTGACGTGCGTCGCCACGGGTGAAAAGTATATCGGTTTGACCGTCTGCGCCGGTAGCACCCCGAAGAAAGCTGTCGAGGTTCGCTGGAAGCGGCACGTCACTCGTGCGCACAATGAAGGTAAGAGCTGGAAGCTGTGTGAAGCTATTCGCCAGTTCGGGGCCGAAGCTTTCGCTGTTGAGATCCTCGAGAAGGTCCGTGGTAAGGCTCATGCTCATGTCCGCGAGCGTGAAGTTACCAAGGAAATCGGTGCCACCCTCAACACTGCCTGATTATGCTCTACACTATCATCTTTCTGACCGAGGACCGTCATACCGACCAGATGTGGTTCACCAACCCGAAGGTCGGCGATGTCGTCAAGACCAACCTGCTGACTGATGAGGAGCTCGAGTACTGGGTGATCAAGTCCATTGAGCACAACATCGTCTACCTGGAGAAGCAATGAGCAAGAAGATGAAGTTTGGTGAGTACGTCGGCGCCGTGATTGCCGGTCACTCCGGTGCCACCGTGATGAAGATCGGCTACGGCTACTTCAACATGGAAGCCATCACCACGGCCGCCAAGCAGATTGATGATGTCGTCTTCACTGCCCAGATGGAGCAGCGCAAGCTGACCCGCTTTGAACAACTGATGGTGGAGATCCTTCTGTGCCAGGCCGGTTTCAAAAATCTGACAGAAGCCAATGAGGGCTACCAACGCTACCTTTCCAAGCAGGAAGATTGTCATGACTAAGGTTGGACGAAAGACCCGTGCAAAGCAGGTCCTGTTGACGCTTCTCTTTTTAGCCATCTGCAATCCAGCAACCATCACCGTTGTCATTGCCTTCCTGATGCACCCTGACCTCTTTTAAGGACATTGTATGAAGCTCTACCTCTGCACCTTCCGTGTCGACCACACCACCTACATGGGTCGTACCAAGAAAGGAGAGAAGGACTTTCGCCTAGTGTACGCCCGCGATGAGGTCGGCGCGCAGGTCAAGCTCCAACTTGCACTCGGTACAGACCGCTGTGAGCCTGGAGACGATGCCCTCTGGTTGCGCGACTTCGAAGCCCACGAAGCGATTCAATAAGCACTTCCTAAGGAGAAAAACGTGCGTAACTTTTTCATGAAAATCTCAATTATTTTCATTTGTGTTGTTCTATCTGCGTGTGGTGGGGGTGGAGGTACCACGCCCATTGATTCCGCCCCGCAAAAAACAAAGCAGGCAGTCAAGCTTAAGGCAATCAGCATCACCAAGAACGATCTGCTAGTTCAGACTAAACCGCAGAAACAGACAGTTTCTAGTTTGTTCAAGCAGTTTATTCAGCTCAATCTGCCAGTGTCTACGGCATTTGCTGCAACGTCCAGTATTCTGCCAGGTGAAAACTTCGGGTTCACCAACAAGTTCGTAGATGGAAAGCTTGTTGGCCTAGACATCTCTCTTGCTACGCTAGATGGCGCGCCCCTTCAGTGCAGTGACCAAACTGCAGAAGCAAGGATTCACAAGGTTTGGAAAGTTGGCTCCGATGTTGACCACCTTCTTGTCAACATGACGCTACCTTCTGTTATCAATGAAGACTGTACCGTGCAGTATACTGATAGGCCTGTAACCTATGTGGTGTATCCTAATGGTTCTGCTGCAGATACTGCAGTCAGCGGAGATGAAATTGTTTACGTTATTGAACCCGGTGATCAGGCTGCCAATACTAGCTCTAAGGCCCTTTTGATCTATTCTTCCGGTAAAATTAGGACTCTTCGGATCACCGCAACTCAGAACGTTCAGGTGGCAGATCTAACAACGTCAAATTTGCCCCTGCGAATCGTCAACCCCTATACTGTCAACAACCCAACCGCAAAGGAGATCTTTGAGAGGGAACGTGCTCTGCTCGCGAATGTTGGAAAGGTTTCCTTCAACGGCAGATATCTTGTTGGAATTGCACAAGACCGAAAAGACGTGGTACTTGTATTTGACAGCACTACAGCAGATGCGTTCTTTATCGTGCTGAAGCCCACTGACTACGCATTTAACTATCCTGGTGCTGCTGTGTTTATCAATGCAGAGGGGCAGTTCATCTGGAATGATGGCCGGGGTGAAAATATGCGAGTGCTTGATATCCCTAACAAGACCTACAGTATTTGGCAGCCCACAAAAAATGCCAGCGCTTCTTATCAAACGGTTGGCGAAATGTATGGAAACCGTGGTAGGTTCGAAAAGTGGTTGCTGTCTGATCGGTGCAAGCTGTGGAACTACGAGACTGGAGAATTTCAGATCGCCTCTATTGGACTTGAACGTAATGTTACCCCCCACGAATCTGTAGTTTGGTCAGGCTCAAGCCATGCTCGACTTGTTGGCAACCTTGCAGTTTGCGCCAGCGCGATTGGTAATATCTTTGCCCGTGTAGACGTCGCAACTGGGCAGACCGTCGCATTTAACACGGATCAACTTGGGCTTTATTTCAGTGCGGCCCGAACCTTCCACGTTACACAGAGCAAAGCTATGCTGATGGACGCTGTTGATGGAAGTGGCAATGCACGCATGATTGAGCTTAACTTTGAGACGGCGCAGGTAATTGATCACGGGGTAATTAAGGCTGATGACCGCCAAGTTGTAGACTTGGTTCCAATTGGATCCTGAAAGAGGTTAGCTTATTGAAGCTGGCCGCTGCAAAGTAAATATCTTAACTAACTGGGAGTTAAAGATGAGGTCTGACTTCAATAAGATTCTTGTTGAGCGCGAGCGTATCCGTCACGCCGACCACTATCACAACTACCGCCACATGAAGGGCCCCAAGGGGCTAGACGACGAGGAGGTTGGCGGTCGTGAGGGCATGCGGAAGCGCTTCAACTTCGGCTACGACCGCAAGCAGTTCAATGAGAATCTTAATCCTCTCTGGGGATGGCTTCGCTCTTGCGTTGGTAAGAAGTGGGACAAGTGCTACAGCGAGCTCTGCAGGACGTTTGACATGCGTGGTGTCATTAATGCCCACATCCTGCAGCACCTCTACCAGAAGCTTGAGACCGACACCTTTCTCGATGAGAAGGGTCGGGTGATGACCGTGAGTGGTGGCTACAGCGGCAGCGGCGCTATTCCCATCAAGGAAAGCTACAAGGACTACTACGTCTGCCCGAAGGACGGCACCGTCAAGAAGACCAACAAGCCGCCGCGCCGCTCAGTCATCAAGCAACGCGAAGCTGAAAAGAAGGCTAAGGAGCTGGCGGTCAAGCGCGTCCTCAATGACAAGGAAGTCCTGCACCTGATCGACGGTGTCTGGTATCACTTTGACCTGCTGCCGGTGCCTGATGCCCGTGTCGTCTACGACCGTCCTCGGAGTCCTGAAACCTTTCGTATCGGCTACCACTTCGGAAAGGGGCCGGACAACCGACTTGAAAAGACCTGGGATGAGCTCAACCAGATGGAGCGTGAGCGCTTTGGTGTTCGGCGGGTCGTGGGCGGCACTGCGTATGATGAATTCACGGGTCACACTGTCTACCGTGACCAAAAGGGCGTTATCCGTTTGAACGACAACGTCTTCTTCCGGCGCGCTATGCCTGCTGATGTCTACCACGCCAACAAGAAGACGGCTTCCAAGAAGCACCTCAAGCAAGCTGGTCTGCTGTAATGTCAACCTTCAATTCCAGTGCGCTGGTTTCGCCACTTCAACAGGATTTACAGGCAAGTATCCTTAGCATTGCTAAACAAAGTCATCTCAATGTAAAGGTTCGTGTTGACCAACCGCAGATGAGCTACTTTACGATGTATGAAGAGCAGCTTGTTAGGTTTGATATCGATGATGTTGCGCCTGATGGAATTCTTGCACCAAAGAAAGCTAGATTTGTTATCTTTTTCAATAGGTTAGTTACTACTCTACAGGAGATTGGTCAAACTCTCAACTTCAAAGTTGAACTAGCTTCTAGGGACGGCTCGCGGCGAATTTATCGTTTGACAGATGATCCACTTACAGGAGTAGAGGTATTTGCTGAATACCAAAAATCTCTTGAACTTCAGCGCCAGCACCAATCTTCGGTAATATTGAGACTGATTGCGGCACACAGCGACTTCCTTGCACCTTCTGCGCACGCAATTAATAAGTACAAAAAATCTGACTTCATCTAGATGCCATAAATAGCTCATACCACGGAGCTATTTAATGCGCATCTCGGAGCTTTTACAAGAAGCAGAGCACGTCTCGTTCAATCTCAAGGATCTCGTGCCTGAGTTTAGGGCGCTTGCCAAGAAGTTCCAGCTGACCCTCAACATGGGGATGGGCTATCCTGCCATCAACAAGGATGGAATCTGGTTTGCTGCATCTCTTACCCCGTTGAAGGGTATCAGCGATGAAGACGCGGTGCTGTCAATTGGCAAGCGACGCATTGGTTTTCTACATGCACTTGCTAAGCGACTTGAAGCTCTGATGGCTGAAGGGCGCACCGTCAAGGTGGCAAAAGGCATCTCGCGGTCAAGCAATGCCCAGATTGCAGAGCCAGGACAGGTCAAAGATCTTTTGATCCAGTCAATGGTAGCTGTCCACAATCCTGGACTTCGCCTTGCTGCTGCTGATCACCAACCTTCTGTATCTTGGTTTGTGAGCAACCCAGTTGGTGCTGTTAGCGTTCCATTTGTCAGACTGATGGTGTATCTAGCTGACCCTATGATTGGGTTATTTGGCGAGTACGTCGCTTTCCAGTTGCCAGATGACGAACAGCTCCAAAAGAAGTTTATGAGTTGGGCAAAGAAGGTCGGCGAGAAGCGAAAGTGGGTCGGTGGCCAATATAAAACAGCGCCAGAATATCGACAGCTCGCAGCCGATCTTGTCATGAAGATGCAGGAACTCGGCGGCAACTACACCAAGAATCAGCAACAAAGAGGAGCAAGGAACATCACTCGTGAAGAGGCAATTAGGATGAGTCCTCACCTTGAGTTTAAGAAGGTCCATTCTATTGGTCGCGATCAATCTTTGGTTGAACTTGAACCCCTTCTACCAGTGTTTAGAAAACATGGCTTACAGGTTTAACTAATAAAGGCACAAGAGTATGAACGTTCACGAGCTATTTGAATCAAGTTCCTTACCTGAATGGGTTAAGTCTGAGAACTCTCAATTTGCACAATTGGCAGATAAGTTTGGACTTAAGCATACCAAAAAACCAAAGATGGCTGATGGTATTTGGAGCTTTGGCGGTGAGCTTAAGGACGTTGCATCTTCTACTTTATTGATTAGCTTGGATAAGCGAGTTGCTGGTCTGCAGAAGGCGGTAGCAAAGTACCTGTTTGACTTGAAGGAAGAGGGTAGAGAGGTCTCGACGTTTGATACCTCTTGGTATGGACCCAAGTTCTTTGGGCACCAGCGAACTGATACCCGACCATTTCTGCCTGATGACGCCCTTTCCTACTTTGAACAGAGAGTAAAGGATAAGCTCTTTATCAATACTATTTCTAGTGGTGGCTACAGCATCATCTTTAGGTATTCAGTTTCTGAGCCTAAACCAAAGGAAGAGCCAAAGCCAGTTGAACGCAAGGTCTATCGAGTGGTAAACAGTACCAAGTGAAGGCCAAAGAACTTACCGTACAAACGAAGCAACGCAAGTCTCCAGAGGAACTAGAAGCGCTGAAAGCTGCTCCTGATTACTGGAAGAAGGAAGTACGCAACGAGTTCAACACTATTATCAAACGCTTTGGTGCAACTTCTACAGAATCTGCAGGGGCTTCAAATGATGTCAATAAGCTGTCATTTGATAGAAACATAGTGGTGCCGACAACAGATGAAAATAACATAACGCTGAGCCGTGATAAGCGCGCACGAGCATTGCTTCACGCGATTGCTTCACGCGATTGCTAAATGGCTGTTGCAAAAGACGAAAGATGGATATGAGGTTGATCTTGGTTGGTGGGCCACAAGCAGACGGCTAGGATGGTACCCGGGGAAAAATATTAGCTCTACCAAAATCAGTGCATCTGATACGGTTGAGGACGTTTTTCAGCATCTGCTGGAAGCAACACGTATGGACAGCACAATCTCCTGGCTTATGACTCTAGGCGAAAGGGGTGAAAAGATGCCATTAAAAATAGACCTGATAATTGGCATTATCAAGCCTGCATCTCAACAGAATAAATAGCTGACCAACACAATTGGAGTTACCCTTCATCAACCGATGTAGGGTGTTTAGGCCTCTACTCCTTGGGTCGTGATAGTGGTGGTAGGAGAAATGCGTGATGTATAGCGAAAAGTTTGTCGTCGCCGTCAAACACAATGGCCACGTTCTACGCGAGCAAGGCGAAACGGTCGTAGTCCCATTCGGATCGGAATATACCCTCTTTTTCAAAAACCTCAACTCAGTCCGAGCACTTGTTCGCGTCAACATTGACGGGAAGGATGCTACCAAGGGCACTAGCCTGATTGTTCCACCAAACGAATCTGTTGAACTAGAGCGTTTTCTCGATGCTAATCAGATGGACAGGGGGCACAAGTTCAAGTTCATTGAGCGTACCAAGAAGATTGAGGATGGTCCCCGAGGAGTTGGCGTAGAGGATGGTCTCATCCGAGTAGAGTTTGAGTTTGAGAAACAACCGCCCAAGGTCGAGTATGAGACCATCAAGCGCACCTATGTTGAAGACTACTGGAATAACAACTACCCCCGCCAATGGTCTGGTCCGCTCTGGACAACAACCTCAGTGACTTATGGCACAAACGGGCCTGAAGAGGTTTTGCTCTGCACGGCATCCATCAAGTCCTCTGCCTTTAGAAATCTTAAGGGCGCCGAGGATGCAGTTACGGCTCAAGCCGCCACTACTAATGATATCGGTATCACCGTACCTGGCAGTATCAGTGAGCAAAAGTTTGAGGTCAGTGCTTGGTTCCCCACTGACGGACAGAAACATGTGATGGTCCTTAAGTTACTTGGTCAGGTTGGGGGAACTAAGGTAGAGAAGCCAGTCACAGTCAAGACCAAGACTGAGTGTCAAACCTGCGGCACCAAGAACAAGTTCGGTACCAAGTTCTGCAAAGAGTGCGGGACGTCGCTTTTACTAGTCTGACAGAACAACTTGTTACTGCTGTTGCATAATGGCAGTGTGCTTCTAACTTTAAATTCTACTAGAGTGTGCTTTATGCACTCTAGTAGATGTTTATCAATACACTTTGCAATTAGGGAAACACGTCAGAAACACAAAAAGCAGCGCTGGTATCTTTTTCAGTGTATAATTAACTATGAACCGTACAAAGTATCCTCGCACCCCTCATCTTCCCTGGAGTCGTGGCGCAACTGACGATGATAAAGTTTTAAAGTCAGTTGCTCACTTTAAGGGCAGACGAGTAGTTGTATCCAAGAAGATGGATGGAGAATCGACAACCATTTATCATGACGGATACCTACATGCCAGGTCGCTTGACAGCCGTGGTGGCATTGATCGTGATTGGGTCACCGCATTTGCAAAAACATGGTGCTTCAATCTGCCAGCAGGCTGGCGAGTGTGCGGAGAAAATTTGTGGGCCCGACACTCTATTGCCTACGATGATCTGCCCTCCTACTTCATGGGCTTCAGCATCTGGAATGAGCGCAATGAGTGCCTCAACTGGGAGGACACCAAGGAGTGGTTCGAGATTCTTGGTATCAAACGTGTGCCAATCCTTGATGATAGCCTATTTGACGTCGACCATCTGCAGCATCTTGCATCTAGGTTAGACCTCGATAAAGACGAGGGATATGTTGTGCGGCTGGCCGATGACTTCAAGTATGAGGACTTCGGTACATCTGTTGCCAAGTTTGTAAGGGAAGGTCATGTCACAACAGACACCCATTGGCGGCATCAGCAGCTAATACAAAATGGGTTGAAGAAGTGACACCGCGTCTTTTCGTCTACATCACTCGCCCTGAAGCATATGAGGTCTATATGGGTGGGAAGCGCCATCTTGACCTGTGGCTACAGGAGCCCTACTATGACCATCGTCCAAAAGACAATGGAGATGGGAAGTATGTGGACATCGGGTGGACTGCCACTCACTGTCAACCCCAACTGGCCAGGCACCTTCTCAATCAAGATGAAGGGCTTCTTGAGACCGTGATGGAGTTTGTCATCATGAGCCTCTATCCAAAAGGCATGGACCTCGATAAGGGCACCTACTGGGCAGATGCCTTCGATCATGAGGGTGATCAAGGATGGAGAATGCTCTTCAAGGATAGTGAGTGGGAAGGAAAGTGCAACACATGCTATAAGCGCTTCCTCCTCAAAGTTGATCTGCGAACCAACAAGGTTGAACAGGTTACTCCATACGTAGTCCTCAACGGTGCTCACTACACCAGTAATGATTGCGCGCCGGAACTAGCAACGCAGCGCTATCACGACCCGAGCAGTGTTGACGTTATTCCATTTTGACCTATAAATAAGGTCATGCTGCTTGAAGAACTTACCACCAGCGACTTGAATCTCTTGGCAAAAGCACTTGCCATGCTCGGTAAAGATGATGCTTGGGGTAAGCTAGAAAAGCACGCCTATAACAGTAAAGCTCTTGAAGAGGCGGTGACCCTCTACAACTGGGCAATCAACTCCAACAACGCGAACTTTGGCGCTGAGTATGAAGCGCTTAGTCACCTGCTTGCCCTCAAGTCAATGGGTGGAACTTTATCTGCATGTCGAAGGCTACAAAAGTCGGGCTTTCTTGAACGTAACTTCGACGTTCATAACCTTTGGACTGAATCCATTGTAAAGAATCCTGCAAGATTCAAATCAGCAAGGCAAAATGCCATTCCATTTGTTAAAGCTGTGAGAACTCTGTTTTACAGCCTTAAGGTTCTCGGGGACGTTGCGACTCCTGGAACTAAGCGGAATGAAGCCAATGACGGCCTTGCTCGATCAGTTTCTAAAGCGGTGCTCAAGAAGCTGGGTATCAAAGGTGACAGTTTCTTCGTTAACGCTTGACGCCATAAATATCAGTGAGGATTTTCACTGATACGATGCTCACCGAAACAAACCAGCGCTCCCCCAATAGGCTTTTCACTGGCACTTTGCCTGATGGAACGACTGCGACATTTTTAGTCCACTTCGTGGGTAAAGACGGCTCAAATATAAGGGGAGAATACGCGTCGCTGTGGCTTGGTAAGATGAAGAAAGCAGGTGAGCCAATGGTTGATGTGGCTCTTGCGGTGGCAGATGATGGAACAATCATTGCCGCAAACCTTGCAGCCCCAGAGGAAGCAGTAAATCATTCAAGAGGTTATCGCCGTGCATACGGCCCCAGCCTAAAGCCTATGTACAACTGGCGCGTGACTGACTACAAAGGAACCAAACTGGAAGGTTACCATGAAAATAGGTGAATTACTGGAGGGCCGCTGGGTGGCTAAGTCGCTTGACGGTAAGGTGCGTAGATTCAAAGATGAAGCAGATGCCGAATATTGGAGAAAGAATATCTCTACGCATATCATTCCCGCTAAGGAACCCCAAGGCCTTGACCATTACTTTAAGGAACTTGATAGGATGGAGGCTGCCATCCGAACAAATAAGGAAGCAAACAAGCCCAAGCTCAGCGACATCTGGAATAAGTTTCAGCAGGCAGTAGGTGACAGCTTTCCCGACGGCGATCCGTTTGATCGCATCGGTCCTTGGATGAACCAGCACAATCTGACCATTCACGACATTGATGCTGCCGTGAAGGAGTACAATGGCACCGACACTGCGCAAGAATACCTACGGCAGATGTGGGATGACTACTCTGCCGATGCCGAGCATGATGCTATGATGGGTGCCCATGGCGAAACCTATGACGATGACCAGTGGTTCAACCGTCCTAACCCATGGAAGTGATATGAAGCTAAACCAATTAGGATTAACAAAGACTGGTCAGGTAGCAACTAAAAAATTAACTCATCAGGTGCATAAGGCGACCGTTGCCGCGGCGATGGAACCTAAGCTCAAGCTGGGTGTTATCGGGATTGAAATTGGGCAGGAGCAGTCTACAGGTTTGACGTCTAGAGTCAATGAGGTAGCATCACCAGTTGAAGAGCTTATCAGGCTGGTCTATAAGCTTGCCAACATTCTCAAGTACGAGGAACACACGCACGCTGTCCTACCACCAGCCAGCAACCCTGAGCTGTGGAAGGCTGCTATTGCTATCGGGCGCCATTTTGACAAAGATGAGTCCACTCACGCGAATGCAGCTTGGTACATCATGCAGAACATGAAGCAAAACCTAAAGACCATGAGCTTTGATACTAGGTTTGCTGAGATGGTGGAGAAGCTAGAGAAGCTTGGCGTGATGTATGGTCCACTGTACCAGATGCACAAGAAGCTGGTAGAGTTTCAGCAAGCCATTGATCTCGCAGAGATTGAGACCTTCCAAGACGATCTAAAGGCAATACTCGACTTCTTTGACTGGGCGGTCATCAACTACAACGAATATGACTTCTTTGACAGCTTCCAGAAAAAGATGATCTTTGCGGTCTTCACGAAGTTAGCATTTCAAATATGAACCTCACCTTTAAACAATTTCTTCTGATTGAGGCCAAGTACAAAGGCAACATCGGTATGATGGAGATGGCTAAGTTCTTCCAAGTTGCAACGCCCGAGGAGAAAGCCAAGCTGAAGAAGCTCATCGCTGATGGCAAACAGGAGGAAGCCTGGAAGTTTCTCCAACAGGTGACTAAGATGGAGCTGGAGTAAGTGTAACAACCTGAATGCTGTTACACTTTAAAGTGTACAAATCTTCAAAACGTGGTATTATAGCATCATCGACGCAGAAGCCTTACTGCTAGTCAACCTGGCTTCTTCTTCAAAAACATTGTACAAACTGGGAAATTAAGCTATAATAAGCTGAATGCAAACGGAGTTGATTGAAGCCTTGAAACACCTCGACAAGGTCGCAAGGTCTCTTGGCATCAACAACATTTTTCAACCGGGATTAGCAAAGGAAGCATTTCTAGCAAATACACTTGGTCACACCCTTTTACCAAAAAAGCATGGACCAGACGCGATTACCCAAGATGGTCTGACCTGATTTTTATTGCACAAGAAATCTGACTTTCATATAAATAAATTCATCGAATAAACTCCTTCAAGGAACAAGTGTAAAATCATGAACTCAATCGTCAATCGCACCAAAACCACGGAGATGTTCTGGCAACAGCGCCAGAATAATTTCGTGCGCTTTAAGCGTCATGAGATTGATACCAAAACCCTGGTCTTCGGGGAGAGGAAAGCCTAAAGCAAACCTCAAGTTCTAAGACCAGGGACCTAGCGAAAGCAAGGTCCCTTCGTTGTTTTAGAGCAGAAGAAACCGCTGGAAAGGCTAGCGGAATACCAAGTAAGCATGACCCCTTTGATGCCGCCGGGGAACCTACATGAGGCGGAAGTTATGGGCGAGTTAGGGATGGCATTTTGATCCAGCCTCCTCGGGAGAGTAGCAGGCTGGGTTCATTCTCAACCGTCGACCTTGATAGAAGTTGGCAACGGCGTACGCGGATCCTTCCACACGGATAGTGTCGACTGGGAGCGATGGTTGAGAATGAATAACCTGAAAATGCTTAGTATTTGGGACTTGAACCCCAATAAATACTAACATGAAACATCTTCTCTACAAAACTGTCTGCACAAAGACGGGTCACTTCTACATAGGTATTCATTCTTCTGAAAATGACGACTTGTGGTACCTAGGTAGTGGCGTCAAACTTAAAGAGATGATTAAGATTCATGGAAAAGGTTCATTCAAGAGAATAGAACTGGGTATCTTTGCAAGCAGATCAGAGTTGGAATTGGCAGAAACGAAAGCCATTCGAGAATCTTGGAAACACCCGCTAAGTCTTAACGTTAGAACATCTTCTAAGGGGTGGTTCAAAGAACGCTCTGACTCAGAGAAGAATGAGATAAGGAAAAAGATTTCAAATTCACTGAAGAACAGTGAAAAGGCAAAAGCCGCTGCTAAGAACAAACGCGCTCCCATCAATAATTGGAATGCGAGCACAAAAATCAAAGTGGCAAAAACGCGAAGGGCTAGAGCAATTGATAGATGGAAATGCGCCCTTTCAAAGGTAAATTTTGAATCTATCGATACAAGCAAATTTGGGTGGGTTCAAAAGGTGGCTGAGCAATCAGGCTTAAAGCCGCAAAAGGTGTCAAGGGTAGTCAAGGAATTGTATCCTGGCATCTACGAAAATGCATTCAAAAGAAAAAGAGGCGTGGTGTAATTGGCAACATAGCGGTCTCCAAAACCGCCGTTGGGGGATCGTGGCCCTCCGCCTCTGCCAAAAATTCAATGGTGTCTGTAGTGTAGTGGTCTGCACGCTAGGTTGTGACCCTGGAAGTGGGAGTTCAATCCTCCTCAGACACCCCAAAAATCTATTGGCCACGAGCAAGCAAGGTGAAAGCGCTCCGCTGTTAACGGAGAGATGCCGGGTTCGATTCCTGGGTGGCCAGCCAAAACATTCCCGTGGAAACTTTGATGGTGAAGCTACGCCTCTTAAGCGTGTGGAACCCAGTTCGAGTCTGGGCCGCGGGACCAAACAATGCGTGAGAGCCGGATTAGTGACGGTAGCGGCTAAGACCCGCCGATAGGGTGAGCGAACCCACCTCCACGCACCAAAAACAATATCGCGTTGGATTTCTGGTGAGATCCTCGGTCCTTCAAACCGAAGAGACGGGTTCGATTCCCGTACGCGATGCCAAATCAATGCAGGCTTGGTGAAAGGTCCCGAAAGGGTTGTGGCTACCGTGCGAAGTGACCCCGCACCACCTCTCGTCTAGGACGGCCTGCGCCAAACATGCAGCTGCTTCCTAGGTTCTGATGGTCGGAGCCGGTCTTTTGTGAAAGCGCAAAACACATGACCGGTAAGTAGAGGTTCGATTCCTCGCAGCTGCACCAAAAATAAACCGTGTTCCTCGAAAGAGGCGACAAAATGGCCGCGAGTGGGACGCAATGCGACACGGTTAGATTTCTTGCTCCTGGAGTGCGTGTGGATTGCATGCGACCTTGGTATGGTTGCGGACCGGGTTCGACTCCCGATGGGGGCACCACAACAACATGGCCTGTTGGTATATGGGTATTATGCGACGCTGTCTACGTTGCGAAACGGGTTCGAGTCCCGTACAGGCCGCCAAAACAACATGCCTGCTTAGCTCAGTGGTAGAGCATCGTCTTGATAAGGCGGTGGTCGTTGGTTCGATCCCAACAGCAGGCACCAAGAATATGACAACCGAACTGGAATGGTTATCAACTTTGACTTTCACTCAAACTGCCGAAAGGCATATCCGTTCCTCCAACTTGTTGTCATCTAAAATCTGATCCCCGTTAGCTCAACTGGCAGAGCACTGGTCTTTGACACCAGGGGTTGTTGGTTCGAATCCAACACGGGGTGCCAAACATACTCCGGACCTGGTGTAAACTGGTGAGCACGATAGTCTGAAAAGCTGTATGTCGCGGTTCGATTCCGCGGGTCCGGGCCAAAATAACGCCGATGTAGCTCAATGGTAGAGCGCCTAAAACATCGTTCGCACTCTTTGGTGAGTGTTCAACCGCTAGCGAATGGTTATCGCCTCTTAAGCGGGAGGGTGGCTGGTTCGAATCCGGTCCGTCGGCGCCAAAATATTGTGGGTGTAACTCAGTTGGTCAGAGTCAGTGGTGGCGTATCCATCGATTCTGAGTGGAGATGCATCAAACCTCAGAAGGCGAGTCGTAGGTTCGAATCCTACCACCCGCATTAAACACTCTCCCTATGGTGAAACTGTAGATCATAGAACGCTACGAACGTTCAGTTCCAGGTTAGAGTCCTGGTAGGGGGTCCAGAAATCGTGGCTGTAGCTCAGTTGGTAGAGCAGGAACCTCCTCATGGTGAAGGACCAAATCGCTGGAGGGTAAACTAAGCCGTTGGTTCGAGTCCAACCAGTTGCGAGATAAACAATGCCGCCTTAGCTCAACTGTATAGAGTACTTGGCTTCGAACCAGGTGGTTGGGGGTTAGAATCCCTCAGGCGGCGCCATTACCCCTCAGACTCCGAACTGGTTGCGGAACCGGACTTTTAATCCGGCGGCGTAAGCCCTTGTGGGTTCGAGCCCCACCTGAGGGACCAAATATCAATGCACCGTTCGTCTATCGGTAGGACGCTAGCCTTTCACGCTGGAGAGGCGGGTTCGACTCCCGCACGGTGCGCCATTTGCCCTGTGAGTGCGTGAGGATTGCACGAGACTCTCGTAAGGTTTAGGACGGAGTTCAACTCTCCGACGGGGCACCAGATTGCACTAAAACTCAGGTTGAGTGTATAAATAGTCTTAAGCAGAGACACGCATCTCTGCGACGCACAACAACAATAATAAAAGGAGGCGTCATGTTCTATCCAAATCCTGAGTTCTATCACTATGAGTACCGTCGTCCATATCGTTACGGCTACCTGCATCCGTACTTCAACCCCTACAGCTATGCAGCTACGAGCATCATAAACAGTCAGATAGCTGCAAACAACCAAAGCATCTATAATGCTGGAGTAATGGCTGGGGTAACACAGGTTGCTAACGCCATAAATCTAAACAGACGATGGTGAATTTTTCCATTCATCTTGGGAGGTGTTAGTCGCCAAATGGCTTGATTCTTTCAAAATAGTCTGGATTAGAAAGATTGGCGGGATCAAATATCTCTGGAACGGCAAAGAGAAAACATACTTTACAGATTTCTACTTACCAACTCTCAATCTATTCGTAGAAGTCACGGGATACCAAACTGACAGGGACAAGTGTAAATGGGCAATGGTGCCTAACCTCGTTCTTATAAAGAAACGTGAAATAGATCTCATTCAGCAAGGAATTCTTTCGCCAAGTATCTTAAGAGGAAGAGAGCATCTCTCATAAGGATGAATGTGCGGTTTCGAGCACCGCCTTGGCGACCAATTGATTCACAGGGTTCAATTCCCACTGTCACCACCAGATTGCACTCGCGTAGCTCAATGGCAGAGCGCTTCGTTGACATCGAAGAGGCCGTTGGTTCAATTCCAACCGTGAGTACCAAATTATTACAGAAACTGCATCTCGGTATGAACGAGAACCCCTGAGCAGGTCGTGTGGGGGTTTTGAGCGCCAGTATGATCGACGACGGTGATTACTGTGCTGCGTATGACGCTAGGCTCAAAAGTAGGTGCAGTCGGGGCGCAATCCATCAATCCTACCGGTTTCTGTACGCTAAATCAATTCGCCGTGGCTCTGGGTGCCCCAGTCTTGCGCGCAGACTGGAAGAGACGGTTCGAGTCCGTCCATGGTAAATCTGGGTTCGAGACCCAGGCGGCGAGCCTATAAATATAAGATGAGTAACTAATTCATCTTATGAAGCTATCCCAACTCCTTCAAGAAGCTACCGAGCTAAGTAAGCTCGGTTTTAGTCAACAGTTCATTCGCGCCGCCTTCAAGGACACCCCACATTAAGCATGATGTGAAGTTCAAAGAGGTAACCAAAAAGCAACTAACTGTTGATAACATATATGGCTTCTCCAAAAAAGCTGCCGAGGAGTGGTATCAGGCAGAACGTGGATATGGTTCCCAATACGCAAACATTGAAAAGCTGGCAGCAGCAACTGCCCAGCCTGCAGCTGCTGCCAAGTTCGCTCTGACAGTTTTTAAAAGAATACGCCAGCAAAAGCAAGAAGTTGCGCAAATGCTTAAGGACGCCATGAAGCGAAAGTTTCAAAACATGGCCTCTAAGGATTAAGCGACTACGGCTCAGTTTTTCCAGGCATCACATCTTCTGGGCGCTTGAAGTCTAAACCGTACTCCGGATGTCCAGTGCCATCCCTATGATCTGCGTCAGCATTACCCTTTTTCTCTTTGCGAAACAGCTCTGTCTGTATTCCCTGCTGTCTTGCCTTTTCAGCTTCTTTGAGCTGCTCTTCTAGTTGTTTAGCGTATGGAACTGACACCAGCCGCGTGCCAGATTTTTTCTCTACGATCCATACCTCAATTCTTACCTTCTTCCCCTGCTCTATAATGGTCCTATGAGCAACCAGCATCGCTCTTTCGGGAAGCTGCTTTACAGGAAAAGCTTTACCAAACATGTGGCTTACTGAAAGTGGAATAGCAACTGCAAGGGCAAATGCCATCACCACGCAGATAAATTTCCACAGATTTGAAACCTGAGATCTCAAAAGAACCCACGCAGCTGATGCCAACATCGCAGCTGAGATAAATGCGAGTGGTAGTAGATAGTTAAAAGCTTCCATGCTGTTACCTATATGATGGCACGAATGGTTCATCCACATCAGTCTCGACCGACGTAATTTCCCCATTTTCACCTACTGTAAACGCTAGCACGGTCTTTTGGTCGTTAAGCTTTTCCATAAGCACTTTCTGTTTAGTTACTTCCTGGAAAGAAGGATTGAGCTTTACTAGCGTAACCTCAACAGAGTACGGCATAACGGCAGGCGAAGAGATTCCGGCGTACTCTTTTCTATCTGCAAAGGTATGAACATTTACGACGTATCTTCCTGGGAGTACCGTTCTGATGGTTACTATTTCCCGTCGTATAGCTTGAATCTTTAGAGTTCCATCAATCGGATCAACGTACGTATTTCCCAGTCCTCCTCTGTCATCCCTGTCAAGCGTCATCACCCCAATGTCTCTATTGGAGTAACCTATCATCTTGCCATCTGGCATTTTCACCCAAAGATCCTGATCATCAAGGGAACCATCTGGCCATGATAAGGTAAGAACAAATTCAGCCTTCATTTCAATGGCCTTTTTGGATGGTTCAATAGATGGTTTTATCATGATGAACGCAAGCAAAAATAGCAGTGCGAATGCCAAGGCCATGTTAAACAGCATATCTAGGAAGGCAAGGTCTGATCTAACTCGTTCTTTCAATTGCTTTCCTTTAGGTATTCTAGATTGATCAGTTGCAGCTTAAACACCAATGAGCACGCAAGCCCGACTATAGTTGTTATAGCTGATGTGGAAAAACCATTTGCCATCTGCGCTATTAGAGCCTGCATTGCAGCAGTGTCAGCTGTGTTTATAGGTGAACCCAAAGCTGATCCAAGAAGTACTAGAAATCCAGTAAGAGTTCCAAGCATCCCCAATCCCATCATGGCTTCTGCTATGTACCAGCAGATAGGAAGATGTCTAGTAAAATCTTGATCACCGTTTCGTGATTTGAATGTAAGCTGTCCTACCCATATAGTTGACAGAATGAAAACTACAACTGTCACAGCTGACAAATAAGAGATGTCTACCTTAAGCATGTAGTGGAAAAAATTCATGTTCCACGCAACAAAAATTCCAAAGGCTGACATGCAAAAGATAAACCACCATCTTAGTACAACTATCATTTTTTCTCCCATTTGCCGCAGCACGTTTCTATTTAAGCGCCTAACTAAGTCTTTTGTAATTTTCGTCAGCACGAAACACTAAATACCATTTGGATGAAGAGAATACTTAATGTTACTAACTAAGTTTTCCACTGTGGCTTTTATGTCATTGGCGATACTTTTAGTAAGTTTTTCCGCGCTTGGCAGTGAAAAGCCCACATTGCAAGAGCTAGAAGACGCGTACTGGAAGTGCGAAGAAGCAGCAGCTGTAACAACCTTAAATTCTTCTCAGGCAGCTTTCTGTAGCGCCGTTTTTGAAGAACTAAAGCGTGAAAAATTTGGTGGGGATTTTTCAAAATTCTATAGATGGTGGCAACAAAACAACAAAAAGATAAAAAGAGACAAAGATGACAGGAATCCTTAAAGAATTGCTCACTCTGCTTGAGTCAAACACGTACAGCATTAATAAAAGATGCAGCATCGATCTTTCTGCACTTGAACAATCTATTGCAACTCAGCTGATTGCAAATCCTGAAACTCTAGGAACTTTCGTCTTTGAGGATGATGAAGGAAGGTTTAGATGGTTTTCATCAGCTAATCTAAAGAATGAAGACGCGTCATTTTCTAAATCAGCAAGAATGGCGTGCGATTACTATAAGAGATTGGCAGGCACCAGCTTCTGTAGGTTAAACTGCACAAGCGCCAAGATAAGGTGACATCGCTAAAATGACTGCAGCTATAAAAAGGAGAAAAATATGCAGTTCCCAAGACTATCTGAAATTGCTGGAATAAAGACTGAAGAGCAACAGCTTCTGGTCGAAAAGAAGTGGAGTGCAAAAGTAACCACTAGATGGTCCCCACCAGAAGGATTCTTTACTAAGTCAGCTGAAGCGATTGCTACTGGACTGAAAACAAATCATTCAGACCTACGCTCAGCAATGTCCAGTTTAAACTTCTACATCAATAGAGCGGGAAAAAATCTATCTGCTGAAGATAGGCAACGCTTAGAGACAGCTAAAAAGAAACTGCAAGCGCACTTCAAGGGTAAGTGATAAATGGGATCTGGCTTTTTAAACCTGATTTTTAGAGCCAGTTCACTAAATACACCGTACAAACCTGCAGCTGTTTTCTATAATGACATCATATGTTTTTCAGATACATAGCTGCACTGCCTTGATGGTTCAACAGTGAGCAAGGAAGAATTCTTAGCCTTTTTAAGTGATCTTATAGATGCCCTAACGTGGAAAAGGGCGCTTTTGATCTTCTTACTTGGGGTGTCCACAATTCTGATTGCTGTCGTATTTGAAAACAGAACATCTCTTTTTAATAGATTTTTTGATCAAGTTCCGGTTGAAAACATAAGCACTCCTTGGGAAGTTTCAGAGCAGACTAAGAGTGAAATGATTAAGATGGTCAAGACGCCTCTTGTTGGTGCGATTTTGTTGACTGAAATAGATCTAAAGAAAAACAGAAAGATTGTTAAGTTTTGGTACGTGGAAGATGAAATGCTAAGAAATCAAGCACTTGAAATTTCAACAAATGTTCTACCACAGGCATTTTTTGATACAGACCCAAAGAACAATGATCAAATGTTAGCGGTACTTAACAACCAATTTCTTTGCAGTAAAACAGAGGATACCATCTTTATAAGATTTTTTCCAGAGCTTTCAAAAACCTATCCATCTGTCTGCAGACTGGCCGTTCCCCCATTTAGCGGTCAGTTTGCAGGCATGATAACTTTGTTCCTAACAAAGTTACCAGAGCATACAGAAGTAGATTCACTCAAGATCGAAGCAACCCAGCTTTCTATAGAAACATATCTTCGCGACATCCAAAAGGACGGAAGAGGTAGAAAGTGACGCTGCCACTGTTAACAAGCTTTATTACGAAGCTAATTCGTAAAATTACCCTTAACCGCGTTTTAGTGTGGTCATTCACCGCGCTAACGGTTATTCTCTTTTACACGCTGTACGAGAATAAAACGCAGCTCGTATCTCACTTTACTACTCCTAGCATTACCAACATGGTAGGAGTAACTTTTGACGTCAGCAAGGAAACAAGAGCCCAAGCTCAGTTGACAGTAGAAGGTGATAAAAGCATAGTTGGAATTTCTATAATGTCAGCTGATCTGCGCTTAAATCAAGCGCACGGTGTGTTTTATTTTTCCGATGACGCGGTAGTTTCTGATGTTCTGTACCGCGCTGAACGTGCTGGAAGCAATAGAATGCCGATCTTCACTACATCAGACAGCCATAATGGCGAGATGGTAAAACTGATTAATGGCACTTTTTCCTGCGCCAAATTCAGCACGACGCTTTCATCAAAGATCTACCCTGAGCTCTCAAGCTCTATAAAAACAGTATGTAGATCTGGAATTCCTTCGTACTACGGTTATTTTTCTGGGTACGTTGAAGTTTATCTGTCTGAGGAAGTTGTGTCTGAAAAGACAATGCAGCTTGAGCTGATTATTGAAGGATTAGCAGATGCTATCTACTTCGATGACGTCATCCCAACTCAGCGACCAGAGAAAATGATAGGACAAAGACGCTTTTAACCTGTTTTACTCATAGCTAAAACTGTCATGCTGTAATAAAATTTATGTTACTGTAAGGTGCAAAATAAATTTTCACCTTACGGATAAATTTTTCATCCACATAGGTAAAACATGCATCAAGCCCAAAAGATTTTCCATCGACTTTGCGCGGTAGAAAAGATCGAAATTCGCGCAGCTAATACAGATAGGCTGGACTTTCTGGCGCAAACTAATTACCAAGCTGATCTTCCGGTTCTTAACGCAGACGATCGGTTAGCAGTCCTGCGGGAAGTAAAAGTTCTCTGTCTTCAAGAAAGCGCCAGCTTTTCTATCACCAATGGATTTCCTTGCACCTGGAAGTTCTAATGGCGACGGTCACATATCCAAATGGGGTAGTTCTGTCATGGGATGATACCCTGCAGGTTGGTGAGCTCATCACAGCGCATGAGGCGGGGTATCACATCATCACAGGTTTCGAATACCGTGATGGAATGACCCCTCTTATCTATCATGCTCGCGTGGTCTCGGATGCTGGTAGGAAGGTCAAGGGAACCAAGACCCTGAAGTGCGATGCTTCTTATGCCCGTCGGCTGACTAAGGAGGACATCGAGATCCTCTACAGGGTAGAGATCAATGCCGCTAGCATTAAAAAATCCAACCTGATGCAGTTTGCTATCCGCTAAACGGGTAAATAGGGAATATGCTTGGAGGTTCCCTATGGCAAAAATTCTTGTTGTTGGCGCTGGTAGAGTTGGGTCTGCCTGTGTAAAGATCATTGCGGCTACATCAAACCATGAGATAGTAGTAGCTGACTATTCAGAGTCAGCCCTAGATAATTTACATGATGAGCTCTTAAGAGTGGAGCAGGACAAAGCTTCTGTTTCATACTTTCTAGCTTATGACACAGCTTCACTAGAAACAATCTTTAAAAATGAATCTCCCAACGTCGTAATTTGCTCGACACCATTTACAGTTAATCTTGAGGTTGCACGATTAGCTGCAGCATTTGGCGTAAGCTACATCGACTTCACCGAGGATACCAAGGTCACCGACGAAATTTCTAAACTGGATGTTAAAGGTTCCACCTTCGTTCCACAAACTGGACTTGCCCCAGGTCTTATTAGCTATCTTGGTCTTGAGCTTTTTGACAAACTTGGTATCCCGCACGAGCTTAAGCTTAGAGTAGGCGCCTTACCAAGATCCGCATTTGGTCCAGAGCACTACGCTATAACGTGGTCAGTTGATGGTCTCATCAATGAATATCTAAACCCGGCATTTAGAAAAAGAAATGGTGCGGTAGAGACAGTAGCCCCTCTAACAGAACATGAAACTGTTGTTGTTGGCGGAACGCTGTATGAAGGCTTCACCACTTCAGGCGGAGTAGGTAGCCTGGGCGCCTACGACAGCATACCAAATGTTGAGTATAAGACACTTCGCTATCCAGGACATCTCACGTTTATCAAGGACCTTCTACAAAGAACTAAATTTGATCTTCAGCTTGGAGTTAATGAAGCAAAGAAAGTTTTTAATCGAACACGAGATGACGTTGTTGTTCTGCTTGCTTTGGCATCTGATGTAGATGGACTATGCTCCTCAGTTGGGTTGCATTTTTCTCCTCACGCGCAGCTGCGGCTTACGGCCCTTGAGCTCACAACTGCAGGAATAGGCGTAGCTGTCGCTGAGCTTATACTTGGTGGACAACTGCCGGGTGGTATTTTGAAACCAAATCAGATACCTATGGCTATGATTAGAACTACCGCTGCTCATCAGCTTATTTTCTCGGTTGTTAACCAATAAATACAGGTAACGGCACTTTTGCCTAGCTAGGAGAATGACATGATAGAATTTGGCGCTGGACTTGTTTTAGGAACTGCGTTTGCTCCATTGTGGATGATGCTGTATAACAACTACGCCAAGCCGCAAATTGAAAAGCTGATGGGGAGATAATGTGAATATTGACATTTCTCTAATTACCGGTGCCTCGTTAGGTGTTGAGTTCATTGGGGTAGATGAAGCAGCAGATATATCATGCCCATGTGTTGTTGTTGATCTGCTGTTTATTCGAATAGTCCTGGAATTTATACAAAAATAAACTGACCATGGAGAATCAACTAATGGTCTGTTCCTCGTAACAGACCATTTTTGTTACAAATTACCATACACTAACCTGAAAAGTGTGTTAAAATACATCATGAGAAATTTATCAGATTACGAAAAGGAGCCAAGATCTGGGTTGATACCGTTCTTGAGATCACCCGATGGGACAATCAGGTACCTGATGATGGTTGCGTCTGATCCCAAGTTTGGTGGCCATCGCCCCATGATTTCTAAGGGTAAGATAGAGGATGATGAAGGTCCTCTTGAATGCGCCATTAGAGAAGCTGAGGAAGAGCTTGGACTCAAAAAAAGAAACCTAAGAGGTGAATTCTACGAGGTATTTGAGGGTAGGATTGAGCTTTACTCCTGCGCCTACACACTGTTTGTTTTCGGTGTTGAAATTCAAGACAGATACGACTTTGGCAAGTGGTGTGATGAGACTGAGTACACTCTTTGGTTAACTCTAGAAGAATTTAAAGAAAAAGGAAGAAAGGACCACATTAGGTTCGTTGAGGAATTGGAAAGGATGGTAACATGAGCCGAATTCTTAAGCTTGATGTTAACGGAACTCCGTCTGAGTGGGTATCCCACCAGGATGCTATCATCTATCATGCCAAGAACCTGGTTGCATGGCAGCTCGGCGAGGGTGAAGGAGATGTTCTGTTTCGTGGTGGTCAGAACCGTATCACCGGAAAGCAGTCACGCATTGTAACGGCGCCTATCATCGCCGTTAAGGGCGAAGGGGGTGCCGCCAAGCGACTGAACAAGCCGCCAGGTCTCACAAACAGGGAACTCTTTAGACGTGACCATTACATGTGCGCCTACTGTGGAGGCATCTTCAAGGAGCTGCAACTCACACGCGACCACGTAATTCCACGATCAAAAGGTGGCCCTGACAAGTGGACCAACGTTGTTACAGCATGCGAGAAGTGCAACCACAAGAAGGACGATCAGCTTCTTCACGAGTGCGGTATGGAGCTTCTGTACGTGCCGTACGCCCCTAACAGGGCTGAGGCGTTGATCCTTGAGAACCGTGTCATCCTCGGATGTCAGATGGACTACCTCAAGAGCTTCCTGCCTGACCACAGTCGAGTGTGGAAGCATCTGTCAACTGCACAGTAAGGGGAGCCTAGGCTCCCCTTTTTAACCAAGGATAAGAAATGGACGCCAAAGACAGAATTGAACAGGAAGTTTCGAACGCGCTTGCACGTTCTCGCACAAAATGGCTGCTTCATGCCGTTGCAGCAACAACAGTTCTGTATCTGATACTCTCTAGTTGGTGGTTGCTAGCTATTCCCATTTATCTCTTTGTTAGCTACCAAGCTATGCTGTTCATGACTGTAAATTCTTTGAGCAAAACTCTATCTGCGTCTATGCTACATGAAGTTTCAAAGGCTGAGGCGATGCGTCAATTCTCAGAGATGAAGGAAAAAATTGATGCTGGAGAAACACAGCCAACTTTGGAATTCTTGGATACTATGAGGAGCGCAGGGCTCGCGGTAGGTTCTGTAGTCGCAGTTTCAGAACAAATACTTGGCCGCTATCAGGATGCCGATATTCACGAATGGGTTGAAATCAAAGATTCAACATCTGAGCAAGCCCAAAAGTACTGGTTTGAACATGTTGCACAGGTTGACAGCAATGGAGCTTTTATACTGCCTGAACTTGAAGACAAAATCTGCGCATGTGTCAATGGTTTCATTTACTCCCGCCCAGTTGAAAGCATTCAACCTGAATAAATGTCAAGCAAAAACGGCTTTTTACCATCTTTCGATATAAAATAACATCATACACCAAATTGTTGGTGTAGCGATTGGCTGGAACCGATCGGTAGCGGTTATCTTAACATGAATGCCGTGCATCCTAGAGGACGAGTATTCTCCTCTAGCGCATGAAAACAGTTGGGAGGTCTGGCAATACCTCATCCGTTCCCGTTCCACTCTTTGTTCCCCATTTCAAACCAGTCGAAATTCCGTCAACCTTAACACAGACCGCTTGGAATTGGTTATCATTAAACGATGACACCGCAAGCACTTGACTACCTAAGCCAGTTGAAAGACAAGCCGGGCAAGTCAAGGGTACGCCGCCAAAACCTTACGAGCGGACAGTCTAGTCTTCTATAAAGAAGAACGTTGGAGGATCGAACACCTCATAAGTTACCCGTAACGAACTAAACGGGTGTAGGTAGCGAGTACTAAAGTACGGACTGCTGAATTTTCCGATTCCGCATTTTTGTCTGTGTTAAGGCTGACACCTAACTTGCTGTCGCCGACAGCCGATTCAAGAGGAGACCGATATGTCAAACGTCTACGCAAACTTTGCCAACGCCAACACGACCAAGGCTTCCAAGGTCGTGACTCCGCAGTCTCAGGCCATCCCGGGCCGTGAGGCCGACATGAAGCGCAACAATGCCGGCGGCGTGACCTTCACGCTCGACCAGTGGGGCGTCCTGGACCGCTTCCTGATGATCGGTTCGGAGGGCGGCAACTACTACGTCGGCGAGCGTGACATCACCAAGCAGAGCTTCGACACCGTCAAGAAGTGCCTGAAGGAAGACGGTCTCCGTGCGGTCAACCGTGCCCTCGAGTACTCGCTTGCTGGTCGCGCCCCGAAGAACGATCCGGCTGTCGTCGCCATCGCTCTCGCGGCAGTGTACGGCGACGACGTCACCAAGGCGGCAGCCTACGAGGCACTACCAAAGATCGCCCGCACCGGTACATGGCTCTTCCTGTTCGTCTCGATCCTCGACGCCCTCGGTAAGTGGAACGCGGCAGCGAAGCGCGGTGTTGCCAAGTGGTATACCAACAAGGACATGGATCGCCTGGCAGTTCAGCTCCTGAAGTACCAGTCACGCAACGGCTGGGCACACCGTGACGTGCTCCGTCTGGCACACGTCAAGCCGACGAACGAGGTTCAGTCAAACCTGTTCCGTTACGCCGTGGGCAAGGACCTGGCGCTCGGTGCAGCCGTACCTCAGCTGCTGATCGACTTCGAGATGCTGAAGCGCACCGACTCCAAGAAGGACGTGCTACGCATTGTCGAGAGCAACGACAACGTCACCTGGGAAATGGTGCCGACTCAGTGGCTCAAGGACAAGGACATCATGCTCGCCCTCGTGCGCAACATGGGTCTGACTGCCGTGATCCGCAAGCTTGGTGTTCTGACCCAGAACGGCGTCATCGCCCCGCTATCGGAAGGCGCGAAGCTGGTGATTAGCAAGCTGAACGACGCCGAGTCGCTCAAGAAGCAGCGCGTTCACCCGATCACGATCCTGCAGGCCATGAAGCAGTACTCGGCTGGTCGTGGCCAGAAGGGTTCAGCAACGTGGAAGCCGGAGCAGCGAGTCGTCGACGCTCTCGACAGCGCGTTCTACGCGGCGTTCGAGTACGGCGAGAAGTCGGATGAGTCGTACCTGCTGGGTGTCGACTGCTCTGGTTCGATGTTCGCCGCGCAGGTCAACGGTTCTCCGAACCTGACGGCTGCGGAAGTCGCTGGTGTGATGGCCCTCGCGGTCGTCAAGAACCAGCCGAACTACTGGATCGGTGGCTTCAACACTAAGATGAGCGAGCTCAAGATCACGCCGAACATGCGTCTCGACAAGGTTCTGGAGGTGATGAACCGCTTCAACTGGGGCGGCACCGACTGCGCGCAAGTTTACCTCCATGCTTCAGCGATGGGCATGAAGGTTGATCGCTTTGTCAGCATCACCGATTCAGAAACGTGGGCAGGCGGCGTCCAGCCGGTGCAGGCGTTGCGAGACTACCGAAAGAAGTTCAATCCAGGAGCCAAGGGTGTTGTCATTGGGACGAGCGTCAGCGAATTCACAATCGCAGATCCCAAGGATGCGGGAATGTTGGACGTGGCGGGGTTCGATTCAGCTGCGCCGCAAATCATCGCTAACTTCTGATCGATGAGAAGAAGCCCTCAAAGAGGGCTTCTTTCGTTACTGAACAACTCGAGCCTTTTGAGTTGTTCAGACGCGCAGGCATCATTTGCAGATTGCTGATTTTATTGAAGACTGACAAATAATCCTCTATGCTAACAATCATTCACCTAGACCCTCTGAACCGCATGGTTCGGTTGGGCCTCGGTAGAAACAACGGCCGCTGGTTCGCCAGGGTTGACCTCTGGTGGGTCGGTGTTCGGATAACAAAGCCATGAAGATCAAGTCCCGTCACCCAACCTCCATAGACGCCATCGTCCTCGACCTTCTTCAGACCTTATCTTCTGAAGATCTAGCCTTCGTAGCATCAAGGCAGCCAGATTTTGGCTGCCTCGGGCGCCACATTCGAAACCACTATGGGCTGTGGAATCCCGATCATCCTCTCACCAAGAACTGGCACTCCAATCCGGCAGGTCGGACCATCGTAGATGGGATCGACCACTCCATTGACCACCCTGACAACGTGGCGGGCGCCATCATTGAGAGGCTCAGGACATACCTGGTAGTGTGACCTGAAAAGTTGGCTTTTTTTAGCCAACCTCTATAAATAAGCGCAATAGAGCCAATAGAGCTCTGAAAGATTGTGGGAATCCACCCGCAACGGTAACGGCGACGTATCACCGTGAGTCTTTGACCGTGCAACGCGGTTCGAGCATTTCGGAATGGTGATATGCACATCAACACCCGCATGTGTCTCCCTAAAAGCACAACTTGTGGTGCGTGATAGCATCTCTCCTAACAAGAAAAATAACAAAGCGCAAAGCGCAAGGAGATAGAAATGGCATCAATTACCACAGGAACAGTCACCGGCGAAGTCGACATGACCTCCCTTCTGAAGGACCACTCTGACATCCGTCAGGAAATCGCCGATGAAGGCAGAGCGACAGTCGACGCGGTCAAGACCGCTGCGTGGCACAACAGCGATCGCACCGGCACTGAAGCCGACCGCATCGTCAATCAGAGCACTCAGCAGTTCATCGCTGCTCAGCAGTACGCCTTTGAAGCTGCTCGCGACGTTGCGGCCCTCAAGTCGGCAACTGACATGCACTTCGCATCGCTTGTCAGTGAGATCAAGACGCAAGGTGCGCTTGGTCAGGCAGCTTCAGCTCTGGAAAGCGCAAAGGTTGCAGCGGCCGTGGCTCTTGGGCAAGCTCAGCTCGAGCGCGCTCTCGTGGCTGACGGCAGCGAAACCCGTCGCCTCATCAACGAGCTCAAGTATGGTGACCTCAACCGTGCTCTCATCGAGCGTAACGCCGAGCTGGTAGAAGAGCGTCATAACGCTCGTCACTGGAGACATGGCTTTGACCAGGCACAGTTTGCTGCCATCACAAGCCAGCTTCAGGCTTTCCAAAGCCAGCTGCAAGAAACTCGTCAGGGAATGGTTAACTTCGGCACTATGGCCGGTGTTGGTCAATCGTCAACGAGCAACAACGTAAGATAATCATCTTATGACTGCGGGGAGAGCGATCGCTCTCCCCCTTTAGTAAGGAGGAAGATGATGGATGACTTACGACGTAAGCTTATTGAGCTTAATGACGCCCTGATAAAACTATCAGTTGAGCAAAGAACCAAAAGAACAGATGAGATTGTCCAAGCAGTTGAGGCCGCAAACTCATTAAGAACCCCTGGAGCTGACACTATCATCATCAATAATATCGATGATGGGCAAGCACCATGCGCGCCTGACCTACAGCAAAGACTCACAATGCTGGAGGAACTTGTTTCAAAGCTGGACGAGCGCCTTACCTCTATAGAAAAACAGCCACAGCACAGCACTAGCTTCCAACCAACAGTTGTTTCTTCGGGATTTTCGTCAATTCAAACTGGTGACAGCATGGCAAATGAAAGTAAAGACAAGTGCTGTAAATGCGAAAATCCTATAGTTGTGGTAGCACCACCCGGCCCACCCGGCCCTGATGGTCCACCTGGTCCACCTGGTCCACCTGGTCCACCTGGTCCAAAAGGCCCGCCTGGTCCAAAAGGCCCGCCTGGTCCAAAAGGCCCGCCTGGTCCAAAAGGCCCGCCTGGCAAAGATGGCAAAGATGGCAAAGA